GATCCGCTCGCCGATCCAGCGCACCACTGGCACCGCCATCGAATTGCCGAGCGCCTTATAGCGCGGGCCGTCCTTCGCGGGCTTGCCGTTATACGGGATCAGCGTGTAATCGTCGGGGAAGCCCTGCAGGCGCTCGCACTCGCGCGGAGTCAGGCGGCGCACGCGCATTCCATGTCCTACGCCGGGAACTTTCGACTTGTCCAACGTCGGAGTGACGCTTGCGCTTGCGCCTTGCCGAGCCGAGTTCTGCTGGCCGAAGGCGATGATGCTGTCCATTGGCTTGTGCAGCGTGAAGGACTGGCAGGGGGTTCCTGCGCAAATAAGGTCAACTGGCTCATCCGGCCATTCCATGAACTTCGTCATGTCGCCGCGGTTCGGCACCTTCGGGTAATGGTGCGCGAGCACGGCGCTCGCAAACTTCTCGATCTCGGAAAAGAACACGGGCTCCCAGCCGAGCGGATGCCAAGCGGCCGTCGGCGCTTCGATTCCGCTGCATACGGTGGCGTAGCGCATTCATTCCATGCGCGCGAGGGCTTCGGTAGCCTGTCGCCCGCGATCCGTCATTTCGATGGTGCTGCTGAATGGAATCGACTGTTCGCCAACTCCAATGTCCACTGTATCCTGCGTCCAGTTGCGTTCGTCAGCGTAGAACGCAAGCGCCTCCCGCGCGATGGCTAGTAGCTCAACTGCCTGTTGCAAGCGGCGTTCGAGGGAGCGGGCGTCATTTTCCGCGGCATACATGTCGCAGATAAGCGCGTCGTCCTGTGGATCAAGACCGTCAGCCGCGCACCTTTCTATCAAGCACTTTTGCCAACTCGCTATTTTGTTGGCCAGTAGCGTCTCGCTCTTGCGCTCGGTCATCGAAGCCTCCGGGCGGCGGCGTCCCATGCTTGCTGCGGCGTGTTGCTCATTTCTTTCTCCTTTTTATCATTTCGGCCGCACAGTCAACGATGGCGACAAGCGCTATCATGAGGATAAGCAGCAACAAGACTCCGCTCATTTCTCTTTCCTCCGCTGCTTCGACGTTCGTGCCTTGCGCGGGGAGGTCATCGCTTTTCTTTGCGCATCGGCACGACAACGCGCTTTTGATCTTCCTTTTGAAGTCTGCGCCACCTAGCAAATGTCTTTCTGATGTCTGTCATACGAGCAGGCACATAATGAAACTCTGGCGAAAGAATGGAGCGTTCTAACCGTTTGCTCACTTGGAAAGCGCCTTTTCTATAGACCATCCTCTCCTGAGCCTTCCGTACAGGATAGCGCTCCCTATGTGCAATTCTCTGGCCCACTCGGACGCACGCTTGAGTCTGCCATTGAAATAAATCAAGACGCTGTTAGCAGCATAGGCTCGTGTTTTCCATTCTGGATATGGCCGTTTTTTTGCGCTGTTTTCACGATGGTTCACCCAACGGCAATTGCCAGGTTCGTAGTTTCCGTCGAGATTGATCCGGTCAATGGTATAGCCGTTTGGACGCTCTCCCATGTCGCGCAGGAAGTTAGCAAAGTTCGTTTTCCATCTTTCGCATACAGTGATTCCACGTCCGCCGTAGGATGCGTACTTATGAAATTTAGGGTTATGACACCTTGATTTCATCGTTCGGTACATCCCGTACATTGGGTGCTTACTCAAGCCATGGGTAGTATTGCGCTCAACCAGTTTTCTGTATCGCGGTTGCTCGCGCTTCGGGTCGAGTAGGCGCGCCATCAGCCGAAGTAGCCGCGCGACATTGCGATTCCTAGCGCGAGCAGCGAAAAGTAGAGCAGCGTACCGAGCAGCACGGCGCGAAAGATGCCGCGCGGCCGTTCGTGCAGCCATTCCTTGTCAGCCCAATCCTTGTCAGTTCTCATTTGTGCATGATCTCCTTTGCCGTCTCAAGGCCAAACTGTACGCCAGCCGACCAGCCGTGTTGCCAGAGCATCTTCGCGATGGACTTCCCATTTTCATACCTGCCGACTTCGGCGACGAGCGCTTGCAGCGACTTGCTCTGCGCAAGCTCGATCGCGAATGCGGCTTCCATCTTGGCCGTAAAGTCGGCACTCATGTGCGAATCCCGGCGTCGAAGAGTCCGAGATAGCGGCCGTTCTGGTCGGCAAGCGCCACGGCATACGCGCCCTGCGAGTCGATCACGCGGGCACCGCGCGGCGCATCGGCAAGTAGCGGCAGGCGAAGCGTGAACATGGACGGCCTCGGCTGCTCACGCGGCAGAAGGAACGCAGGCGTGCGCTTGACCGACAGGTCAATATCGCGGCCTCGGCGAGTTTCGCGGCTCATCCCTGCCCCGCAATTTCCATCATTTCCTCGAAACTGCGCACCGCGTAATCCGGCGGCTCGGCGTGACAGATCGCGCTCGGGTAGCCGTTCCACTCATTGCGCTCGATGCAGTTCTTCCAGAGCGTGAGCGCCCATTCGACCTTGCGGTCGGCCAAATCCACGAGCGCCGGTGCCATGCCGATCAGCGAGCACGCAAACGGTTCGGCGTTCTCCTGCACGAGAAAAATGAAATCGGGGAGCGCGCCCACCAGCACCTTCGCGCCACGCCGGTAGAAAGATGCTTGCACGTCATAGCCGGACGGCAATAGCTGATTGCGAATCCAAGCGTTAGGCTCGGCGCTGCCCGACGTGCTCTTATAGTCGAGCATGATTTGGCGGTCGTTCGTCCACCAATCGGGCCGCGCGCGGCACCAGGCTTTGCCTTCCTGCCAGAGTAGCGTCAGTTCGGGTTCGCCGTTGTCGAAGATTCCGGCCAGTTCGGATGCCGCAACGTAGGCTTTCGCGGCCTTGACCATCGCAGTGATCGTATCGAGCTTCGCGGCGAGCACCGGCATCTTGCCTTCGGCCCATGCGGCGTCGCGTTGTTCGCGTGCGGCTTTCGTTCGCCAGTCATCCGCTTCGACCACTATCAGCCGATCGGTCCCGCCTTCCAGTAGGAGCGCGTGCGCGATGCTGCCGGAGTCGAGCACCGAATCCTGCTCGCGCTTGAAGTTCGGGTTGAGCTTCGGGTGCGCGTAGTAGGCGTGCAGCGGGGAGCGCTGGATCAGCTCGCAGCAAATGCCAGCAGAAAGCGACGGCTCGGGACAAGGGTCTGCCTGATAGTCGGCCGCGCTGATGCGATGGATTCCCGCGGTATACGTCATGCTTTCGCCCTCGCAATCACTTGTTCGGCCTGAAATCGCGCTTCCAGTTCCGCCGTGTGCTCGCCGAAGATGCGCGCCCATCGTTCCGGCGTGATCTCGGGAGACAGGCAGCGATTGTGCGCGTAGCTCAGATAGGTAAGCTCGCTGACGACGTGCTGCTCGAACGTCGGGATGTTCATGGGAAAAACTCCTCGCTCGCGCGCAACTCACCGCGCGCGATATGTTGCTGTAGCGCCGCGTCTGGAATGATTGCTTTCACGCCTGCTCTACGTTCACGCCATCCTTCGTGAGCCGGATCAGATCGTCGTCCGTCGCCGTCTCACACTTGATACTGTCTGCGGCGACGTGCTGGATGGCCTGCGCTTTGTTCTTCGCGTCAACTAGGCGCTCGACTTCGTGGCGGTCGTCGCCCTGCACCAGCGTTTGCGTGATTTTGTACTTCGGCATGTCGTTCCTCCTTGATAGTTGACCGATTTTGAAACTAGATGCTATCCTTTGTCAAGTGAGCGAAGTTACGACACTTGACGCCAAGCCAAACAACTGTGGAACCTGCGCGCACGGCTCGCCGCAGATCGGCGAGGAAACGCGGTATGCATCCGGCTTCATCGTCTGCGAATTCATCGAGCGCTGGCAGTGGCGGTCCCCGAGCGCTGCCTGCAAGTTCTCGCCGTCGCGGTTCCAGCCGAAAGAGAGCGGACAATGACGCAAGAGGATAGGATTCTGGCGCACCTGCAGGCCGGGCACTCGATCACGCCGGCAGAAGCGTATGCACTCTGCGGCACGCTCGCCCTGCATAGTCGGATTGCGGCGTTGCGCAAGCGCGGCCACGCGATCGACGGTCAGATCATCACGCACGAGGGGAAACGATGGGGCTGCTACCGGCTCGCAAGTCCCGCGATTGGTCGGTAGACCTCGCCTTCCAGGTCCGCGCGGTCAGCGGTACAACGTATAACGGATTCGAGACCGCACAATCCCTGCTGCGCTCGCTCGGCGAGATGGAGTAAAAGTCAAGGCGCACTCGCGCCCTTAGTTGACAGCGGCGCTACTGGCGGGCATAGAATCGGGTCTGCCCGCCATGCCAAGCGCACCCTACAGCGAAGCGGTAAAGGCACTGCGTGAGCGCTACCAGCGCGCCCGCACCGCAGCACGCGAGCGCGACCGTAAGCGCGCGCGGGCTCGAGCGCATCGCGCCGCCGGCCGGTCCTACGCGTGGATTGGCCGCAAGCTCGGCGTCAGTCGCCAGCGCGCGCATCAACTGGCGAACGGGACCGCGCGTCGGTCAAACGACGGTAGCGCGGGATAGCGGGCGATCGGGCAATCAGGCGGGCGCCTCACGGGCCGGCGCTGGCCGCAAAACGGGGGTGCCGCAGATGGCGCGCGATTGGGTCAAGATGCATACCGACCTCTACAGGTCGCCGAAGGTCTGCGCGCTCGCCGATCGGCTACTTGATCCAAGTAGCGAAATCGCCAAGCACGTCAGCCAGAATTGCCAGCGCGACATGACCGTTACGCGTAACGTTATGCGTAACGCCGTGGTCGGCGCGCTGGTCTCCGTATGGGGTGTCATGAGACACCGCGGAAAGCGCGACAGTAACGCTAATCTAGTCTGCCCAGGCGTTACGGTTTCGGTACTCGACGACATCGCGGACATCGACGGATTCGGTGCCGCCATGCAGTCAATCGGATGGGTCACACAAACAGATAATGGCATTGTATTCCCTGAGTTTTTCGACGAGAACAACGTCGATCCTGCGGCAACCAAAAATGCCGAACGGCAACGCCGATTCCGCGAGCGTTACCGTAACGTTACAGCAGGCGTTACGGGTAACGTTATGCGTAACGTTACGTCGGCGTTACACCGTAACGTTACGTCACGCAAGAGAAGAGTATTTAACCCCCCTACCCCCCTAGCGCAGTCGCGCGGCAACGGCCAAGACCACGCGCCAGTCCAGCGCCCGCCTCGAACCTGCGCCTACTGCCAGACGCCAACCGCTTCCACCGGCAGCGTGAACGGCTACGAGCACTGCTTCGAGCACCGCCACCTCGCGCTGCAATCCATCCCGCCAGGGCGAGCACCGGCCGGCGAAGCGCCGCAGATCCGAAACGCCTACCCGAACGCCGAGACCCAAACCGGCACACCGCCAACTACCACGACAACCCCGCAACCCGCAGACCCCGACTACTGACCCGCCGGGCGAACAGCGAAAACCGCGAACGGCCATCAAACCAGCGAACCCGAAGTGACCGCCACGCGCGAGAGACGGCGCGAGAATCAGAACGGCAGGCGAGCACTGCGGGCGAGACTCGGCGCCAGCTCGAACTTTGGAAAGCGCCGGCAGTGCGCAGCGCGATCAGAACCGCAGCGTGCATTGTCGCGATGCCGCAATGTTGGAAAACTGAATCGAATCAATGCCGCTTTTTTTCTCTCTCCTGCGTAATCTGTCAACAATACGCGGTAAGTACTTGACACTGCGATACTCAGCACCGCGAAACGCCGAGAATGTGCAGTACGTCAAATTCGCAGTGCAGCAAGAGCGGATTTACGGCCGCTCGGCGATCCGCAACGCCAGGGCGAAGGGTCGCGAGCGTTTGAAAATGGAGTCCCCCCCACGCGTTTTCCCCCGTAAAAAAATTCATGTTTCCGCCGTTGATTCCGATGTGGATCTTCGGGGTTCTGGGTGGTTGCGGTCCTGCCGCGTGGCAATCGTCGGGCCGCTGGCGATAGCGAAAAACAATGACGCGGTGCTGGACTTGGGGGTAGGATTTGCGTCGGGCATTCCAGAAATTTCCTGACGAGGGGAGCGCGATGAACGACAAGCCGCAGGCGGTGATGATGCAAAAACCGGAGGCGCTGGACGACAGCGACGAGCGAGACCGCGGTAACGGCGACGCGAATCGCGCTGCGAACGAGCGCGGGCCGGCGACGCGCTACCGCGACAACGCGATTGACGGATTTCGCAATGGCGCGTGCCTGGATTTGCGGGTGCGCTTGGCGATCGAACTGCTTTCGCACTCGGCGCTTTACTCGGGTGCCGGGTATCACGACGCGGGGGAAGGTGATCCCACGCGACTTGCGCGACACGCGCTCGATGTAGCGAGTGCGCTGCTCGACGAAGCTGAGTCGCGCGGGCTGGTGGAGAATTTCCCCGAGGGTGCCGAGCTTGGGAAAACGCTCACGAACCACATCCGCCGACAGGTCCGGTTTCAGATCGAAGGCCAGCGCGAGAACATGCGCGCTCAGGCCGACGCCGAGAAGATTGCGACGCCGATTGCGGGCGGTGCTGCGGCGATGTTTCCGCCGCGGGCGAACTGAATTTCGCGGTGCTCAATGCGATTCGGTTTCAGTGGGAAGATTGGGACAAGCGAATCTGGCGCATTGATGTGCCGCCAGTGCCGGAGTGCTACCACGTGAGCGCGACGATTCACTATCGGCCGGTATTGGCGGAAGGAACGCTGGCCTGCTGGTCGCCCGTACAGTTTCTCGATGCAATCCGTGGTCGAATTCCTGGGCCTCCTTTTTACATCGGAACTCCTGACATAACGATGTTGCGAGAACTGGCGGGAGCGATTCCAAGCGAAGTGAACGACAACCCATACGCAGAACTTCTTGCTCTCGTGCAGAAGCACGGCATGGTCGAAGTGTGGGCGGAATACTGATGCCGCGCGCGAACTACTCGCCTCAGCCGGGGCCGAATCGCACGCGCCGCGAACGCGCGAAAACTCTGCCGCGCGCAATCCACGCCGTGCATCGCGCTGGCACGAAGTTGCTCAAGCGTTTCTACCGCGCCAAGCACGGCGTGCGGCCCGCCAGCGCTCGCGAAACGCGCGAGTGGTACGCAACCTACCTCAGCGCCGTGGATGCCGCTGTGCGCGCCCGTGACGCCGAGAAACGCGCCTTGCGCGCGCAACGAAAGGAACGTCGTGGCTGAACTGCGCCTCGCGATCGGCGTCTCGCAGTACCCATGGGAGCACGCGCTGAAAACCGCAGTGATTCGGGGCAGGAAAGCCGGGCGGGATCTGCCGCTTCGCCTGGTTGCGCTCGCTGACATGCGCAAGATGCACGACGTGCTGCCGAACACACGTGCGCTGCCCCAGGTGATCGCCTACGACGTGGCGAAGCTGCGGCTCTGGTTTCACCCGGTGCCCGATGGCGAGTATTGGGTGGACCTCGAGCCGGCAGAAGTGCCGAGCGCCGCCGCGGTTCGCCCGTGAAACTCGCGCCGAGCGCGGCCGACCACGCATTCGCGAAGATGCTTTCGCTGCAACAGGTGCCTCTCAGGCAGATGTGCGCGATGCTGGGCGAGCGCATGGGGCGCGGCAAACCGCTTGGTGCCCACACCTTCTACCGCTACTTTCGCACCGACATGGTAGCGACGCCGCTTGGCCGAAAGAAGCGCCTGCGCACGCTCTACAACGCCAAGCAGGTGCGTGAGGACGTGGCAGACATGATCCTCGCGCTCACCGGGCATGGCGCAGTACCAGACTGAAAAGCGCGTACGCGCGCGGGCCGATGCGCTCTCGCGCGAGCAAACGCGCTGGCTCGATCTGTTCCTGCAGTTCATCGACCACCTGACGATTGATAGTAAGGAAACCGGCGTCTCGCCGCTGCGGCTCTACGGCTCGCAGCGCCGGTTCCTCGCCGAAGTGATCGAGGGCTTGGCGCGTGACGTTCACATGTTCATCGCGTTGAAGGCGCGCCAGCTCGGGATCAGCACAGTGTCGCTCGCAATCGACCTCTTCTGGCTCAGCGTGCATCCCGGCATGCAGGGCGCGCTCGTCGTGGATAGCGATGGCAACCGCGAGAAGTTCAAGATTCTCATGTCGCGCTACATCGCGTCGCTGCCGCCCGAGTACGGGATCAAGGTCAAGAACCACAACCGCGACAACCTGGTGCTCGAAAACGGCAGCGTGCTCGACTACTTGGTCGCCGGCACGCGGCGCTCGGCGACCGAACTCGGCCGCTCGCGGGCCTACAACTTCCTGCACGCGAGCGAAGTCGCGAACTATGGCGCGGTAGAGGGAGTGGTGTCGCTCTTCAACACGCTCGCCGAGACCTTCCCCGACCGGCTATACATGTTCGAGAGTACCGCGAAGGGCTACAACCTTTTCTGGACGCTGTGGCAGCAGGCGAAGAACGACCCGATCACGCAAAAGGCGTTCTTCATCGGCTGGTGGGCGAACGAAAAGTACATGCTCGACGACAGTAGCGAACTCTTCCGCCGCTATTGGGACGGCTCGCTCTCGGAGGACGAGCAGGAGCGCGTGAACGCGGTGTGGGAGCGCTATGGCGTGCGCATCGTGCCGGGGCAACTCGCCTGGTATCGCTGGAAACTCGAGACGCGCCAAGCCGCGACCGCGTTGATGGATCAGGATTTCCCGTGGACCGAGGACGACGCCTTTCTGCAGACCGGGCAATCGTTCTTCCCGACGCGCAAGATGGCGCGGCTTGTGCAGCAGTTGGCCGACAACCCGCCGCCCTTTCAGGGTTACGCCTACGAATTCGGCGAGGCGTTCATGGATACCCGTGTCGGCGTCGCGCACAGCGCCGAGGACGCGCAGTTGAAGGTCTACGAGCCGCCGGCCGAACTCGGGGCTTACGTGATGGGCGTCGATCCAGCCTACGGCAGGAGCGAATATCAGGACCGCTCCGTGATTCAGGTCTGCCGCTGCTACGCGGACCGTCTCGTACAGGTTGCCGAATTCGCAACCGCGGCGCCGGAGTGCTATCAGGTCGCGTGGCCGCTCGCGCACTTGGCCGGCATCTACCGCAACGTGATGATGATCGTCGAAGTCTCGGGGCCGGGCGAAGCGACGGTGCTCGAATTGAAGCACCTGCGGCAACTCTTCGATGCCGGCGCGCTGCCGCTACCCGGTGAGGGCGGCATCATGGATCTCTTCGGTGCCGCGCGCTGGTATATGTACCACAGAGCAGATTCGCCCGGAACCGGATATTGCTATAACTGGAAATCGAACCTCGACAACAAACTCTCGATCATGAATCAGTTGCGCGACTCGCTCACGCTCGGCATGGTGGAAGTCCGCTCGATTGCCGCCGCGATGGAGATTCAGTCGCTCGTGCAGGACGGCTTTTCGATCCAGCCCGCGGTGACGACAATGAAGGACGACCGCGTATTTGGTCTCGCGTTCGCGCATCGCGCGTGGACCGACTGGGTGCGGCCAGCGATGATCGACGCCGGAGACACGTGGGAGCGCGTGACGGAGGCCGAGCGCGCATCCGGCGAAGGCACGCACAGCAGTATGGTCTCCCACATCGTGTCGAGCTTCTTTCAAGGCAAGGACGAGGAACGCGAGGAACGTGAAATCGACGCGATGTGGGAGTAGAATCTACCGCAGTTCGCAATAAGGGGAATGGGGAATGAGTTACGCGGACTTTCTCACGGCGAAATCGCAGTGGGGCGAAGGATTCGGATTCGCGCCGCTGTGGATTCCAGACTTTCTCTTCGACTTCCAGCGCTCGCTCGTGACATGGGCGCTAGAGCGTGGCCGCTGCGCCATTTTCGCGGACTGCGGCCTTGGCAAGACTCCGATGCAACTCGTGTGGGCCGAGAACGTGGTCAGGAAAACGAATAAGCGCGTGCTGATCTTGACCCCACTCGCTGTCTCTCAGCAAACGCTAGCGGAGGCGGAGAAGTTCGGCATCGAGGCGCATCGCTCTGTTGCTGGCGAACTGCATAGCGGCATCGTGGTGACGAACTATGAGCGCTTGCACTTGCTGAACGCCGATGATTTCGTGGGTGCCGTCTGCGACGAATCCAGCATCCTGAAAAACTTCGACGGCGCACGGCGTGGAGAGATTACCGAGTTCATGCGCAAGATGCCGTACCGCCTGCTCTGCACCGCGACCGCTGCGCCGAACGACTACATCGAGTTAGGGACAAGCAGCGAGGCGCTCGGCAACCTCGGCCACATGGATATGCTGATGCGGTTCTTCAAGAACGATCAGAACAGCATCAAGCCAACATGGACGCGACGCTTTGAGCGCCCCGGCGAAATGTTCTCGGATGCTGGCAAGTGGCGTTTCAAAGGACATGCCGAGATTCCATTCTGGCGCTGGGTGTGCTCGTGGGCGCGTGCGCTGCGCAGGCCCTCAGACCTTGGATTCTCGGATGATGCGTTTGTGCTGCCTGAATTGATCGAGCGCGATTACCTCGTGACGGCTGAGAAACTAGCTCCTGGAATGCTGTTCGCTCTGCCTGCTGTGGGCCTGAAAGAGCAGAGAGACGAAAGGCGGCGCACGATCCGCGAGCGCTGCGAGAAGAACGCCGAGCTTGTCAACGGCCACGCTCCTGCCCTCGTGTGGTGTCATCTGAACGAGGAAGGCGACTTGCTAGAATCACTGATACCGGATGCGGTGCAGGTATCCGGTGCCGATTCCGACGAAGCGAAGGAAGAAGCGTTCCTCGGTTTTGCGCGCGGCCAGATACGCGTACTGGTCACAAAACCGAGGATCGGCGCATTCGGCCTCAACTTCCAGCACTGCGCGCATGTGACGTTCTTCCCCTCGCACTCGTTCGAGCAGTATTACCAAGGCGTGCGCCGTTGCTGGCGCTTCGGGCAGAAGAACCCGGTGCGCGTAGATGTGATTACCACCGAGGGGGAAAAGAGCGTGCTGGCGAACTTGCAGCGCAAGGCCGAGGCTGCCGATCGCATGTTCTCCAACCTCGTACAGCACATGAACGAAGCGATTGGGATTGAGCGCAGCACGGGTTACGAGAAAACCGCGAAGGTGCCGGCATGGATGACGTGATCTCAGAAGTCTGGACAGAAATCCATAGGGCCGACGCGAAGTACGGCCCTCCATCCTCAACGCACGAGAGTTACGGCGTGCTCGCAGAGGAAATGATCGAACTGCTTGCAGCGATCCACGAGAACGCAGCGGAATCTGTGCGTACTGAGGCGATTCAAATCGCTGCGGTAGCGCTTCGTCTTGCGCGTGCTTGCCGAGACAACGAACCATTTGCAGATAGGAGCGGATTCCGTGACCGTACTTGAGCAAAGCATTACCGAGAACTACGCGATTTACTGCGCCGATTGCATCGACTTGATGGCGAAACTGCCAGCGGAGAGCGTCGCGCTTTCCATCTACTCGCCGCCCTTCGGGGGTCTGTATCACTACTCAAGCTCTGACCGTGATCTATCGAACTGCCGCGACTACGAGCAGTTTTTCGAGCATTACGCTTTCGTCGTGCGGGAGAAGTTCCGCCTCACGATGCCCGGGCGCATGACGGCGGTGCATTGCATGGACGTGCCGAGCGGGAACAGTGGTACGGACTACCTGATCGACTTTCCGGGCGACATTATCCGGTTGCACGAGCGCGAGGGGTTTCGCTACATCGCCCGCTACGCGATCTGGAAGGAACCGCTCGCGGTCAGGAACCGCACGATGGCGAAGAACCTCGCGCACAAAACCATCGTCGAAGATTCAAGCCGGTGCAGCGTGGCGAGCGCGGACTACTTGCTCGTATTCCGGCGCAAGGGCGAAAACAAGGTGCCGATCGCGCACCCCGTGGGCCTGCTCGAATACGCTGGCGAACGAAAACCACCGTCCGAAGTGCTCAAGTATCGCGGCTGGACCGGCAATCAGATCGAAAACCGCTACTCGCATTGGATCTGGAGACAGTACGCGAGCGCGTTTTGGGACGACATCCGTCTCGGCCGTGTGTTGCCGTTTCAAGGCGCGCGCGACTCCGAGGACGAAAAGCACGTCCATCCGTTGCAACTCGACGTAATCGACCGCTGCATGGTGCTCTGGTCGAATCCCGGCGAAACGGTGCTCACGCCGTTCATGGGTGTGGGGAGCGAAGTCTACGGTGCGGTGAAAGCCGGCCGGCGTGGTGTCGGCATCGAATTAAAGCCGAGCTACTACCGCCAAGCGCTCAAGAATCTAGAGAGCATCGGCATTGACCAAGCGCAGGAAGAATTCACGCTCGAACAAGAAAGCGCATGACTCTCGCCGACCTCGCGCCAGTCTTTCCCAACGCGCTCGCCGACTGGCTTGCTGCCTTGCTAGCCGAAATGCCGAAGTGGGAGATCGACGAACCGAACGAGATTGCTTCCTTCCTTGCGGAGGCCGGGTACGAGACGCGCGGGTTTACCCGCTTCGAGGAAAACCTGAACTACAGCGCGGCGCGCTTGGTCGCGGTGTGGCCCGCGCGCTTCTACCTGCCGCCCGCAACGCCAAAGCCGGGGCAAGCCAACGCTTCGTTGTACGCCTACCAGCCGCGAAGCCTCGCGGATCACGTGTACTGTGATCGCATGGAAAATGGCCATGAGGGTAGCGGGGACGGTTGGAAATATCGCGGACGGGGAGCGCTGATGTTGACTGGCAGGAAGAACTACCGCATTGAGGGTGAGGCGCTTGCACTACCGCTTGTGGACAAACCCGAGTTGGTGCTGCGACCCGATATCGGCGCGAAGGTGGCATGTCACTTCTGGCACGGCGGGTTCGACCGGATTGACGACGACCGCGACATTCACGCGGAAACGCGCCTGTTGAACGGCGGGCTGACCGGCTTCGCGGATCGTGCCCGCTACTTTCAGGCGTTGCTGAAACTCAATGCCGATCAAGCCTGAGAACGCGAAGCGCTACCCGAAGGATTGGAAGGAGATCAGCAAGGCCATCCGCGCTCGTTCTGGTGGCCGCTGCGAGTGCGAGGGCGAGTGTGGGCTGCACCGTACCCATCCCGGTCCGCGTCGCTGCGTGGAACGCCACGGAGAGCCTGCGAAGTGGGCGCGGGGAAAGATTGTGCTGACTGTAGCGCACCTGAACCACCAGCCGGAAGATTGCCGACAGGAGAACCTGAAAGCGATGTGCCAGCGCTGTCACCTTCGCTACGATCAGGAGCACCATCAGCGCAACGCCTACGCGACGCGGCGCTCGCGCAAAGCTGCTGGCGACCTCTTCGCATGACCGTGCTTTGCGCAGCGCCGTGGTGCAGATCGGACGACGTGCGCGTTCTCACGCGTGAGTTGCGTCGCGGCGCGGGCGCGGTGTACGAGTGCGAAACCTGCGAGCTTGCCTTCCTCGTTGCCGAACCGCGCGACGCCGCCTACTACGACGGCGAGTACCGCCAGCACGCCTCGCACCGCGCTGACGGCTCGACCACGAACGCGCGGGAGATTTTCGAGGCGTACAGCCAATATCAGGGCGAGCGCTTGGACCGCTTGCAAAAGCGCGCGGGCGGCGGCTCGCGCGTCCTTGAAGTCGGCGCGTCAGCCGGGCAGTTTCTCGCGCACCTTGTCGGCTACCAGCGGCGTTGCGCCGTCGAACCGGATCGCGAGTGCTGCGCGTTCATGGAATCGCTTGGCATCGAAGCCGACCATCGTGTCCTGCGCGAGTCCAAGTTTGCGCAAGACAAGTTCGACGCCGTGTGCTGTTTCCAGACGCTTGAGCACGTCGATGACCCGCTTGCGCTCATGAAGGGCATGCGTTCCGTACTCGCTCCGGGCGGTGTGCTGTTCGTCGAAGTTCCTAACCTGCACGACGCGCTGCGCACTGCTTGGGGCGTACCCGAGTACGAGCGCTTCTACTTTCACGCCGACCACCTGTTTTACTTCTCGGCGAAGTCGCTGCGCAGGCTTGGCGAGGCGGCCGGGTTCGCGAACGTCGCCGTGAGTTTCACGCAGGACTACAACCTGCTCGGCACGCTGCAATGGCTTGTAAACGGAAGGCCGCTTGCCGAGTGCCACCCCGGCTTGGCACCGATCAAGTTCGCCGCACGGGACGAGCACATTGCGGCGTGGCTCGCGAACGCGCTCACGCAGATCGACCGCATGTATACCGACTACCTGCGGGATCGCGGGCAGACGAGCAATCTATTCATGGAGTGTTCGTAACCAAAAAGGAGTAGCAAATGGAAAACCAGCACAAGATGATTACCGGCTACCGTGATCTGTCGCAAGCGGAAATCGACCTGATGAACATGGTCAAGGGTCTCGCCGCGAAGTGCGGCGCGGAACTGGAAATCGTCAACGCGAATCCCGACACGGACAAGCGGTGGGCCTCCATCGCACGCACGCACTTGCAAGAAGGCTTCATGGCGCTGACGCGAGCGATTGCCAAGCCGACTTCGTTCTAGATGACGCGACTCATCATTACGCCTGAGTACATCGTTCGACGACTGACAGCGTTCGCGCATCAAGGCTATTACACCGGACTGCTGCGGAGCGAAGCAGAGATCCGGTACTTCGAGCGCTGTCAGTTCGGATGGGACCGTGGTGAGGATGATGGTGTGCGGCTAATCTACACGCGCGACATCGGCCATCATACGAGCGGCTGGTTCAAGAATCCCGAGTACGAGCGTTGCTGGCACCTTTCTCTCTCGTTTTGGGCACCCGCCAATCTGCGCCACGGTGACGAGCCGAAGCCGCATAACCATCGCGAGGCGCGCGAGTGGTGCGAGCGGTTCTTTGGCGACGCGAGACGAATGCTGTGGATCGAGCCTCCGTACTCACCGGAAGGCAAGCGCAATCAGGTCTACCACTATCGCCTGTTCTGCGATGCTGGCTGGCGACCCATCAAGCCGCACGGCGAGGTCTACAGTCGCGGGGGCATCGAGAAGGGCTGGAAGTCGTGGAGCGAACTGCACGCTGACGACGAGCTGCGGCACGTTGAGCATGCGATGGGTGATCCGGGTTGACCAAATCCCCCGTTCAGGCATAGGCTATTCGGCATGGCAATCGTGCGGACGTACTGCTGTGATCTCTGCGGCGCGAAATTCGACAAGCTCCACTTCGACCGCAGCGAACCGCCGCCCCCGTGCCCCGGTTGTGAAGCGCTTCAAGCGCGGCAAGTTCCGGCTGGCTTCGCGATAACTGGCAGCAAGTCGAAAGCCGTGGACATCACGCAGAACATCGTCGAGAAGGACTACGGTCTGACCGACATGCGGGACAACCTGCGGGAAGGAGACATCGCGGCACCGCGCCTGCCCACGCACTTGCAGCCCGCCGTGGACAAGTTCTTTTCGGCATCCGGTGGCCTGATCGCGGCGGCAAAGCAAGGCGCGGCCGAAGCGCGCTCAATGGGCCGCAACCCGCTCACGATGCTGCAAAGCGCGGAGAAGGCGAGCGGCATGCCCTCGCGCGTGCTCGTGAATCCGGTCAACCGGGTGCGCTGATGCGCGTCCCCGATACTGCCCGCAAACTCCTCGACTTCGCGCGCGAGCAGATCGAAATCTGCTGCTACTCGCAGGCCGACCGCGCACAGCAAGCCGCGTCGAACCTCTCGTACTACGAGATGGGTTCCGACGACGGCAAAGAGTCGCTCTACAACCGCACTGGCGTTCACATCGACCGAACGGCATCCTACCTGTACGCACCCGGCGAAGTCCGCTACTCGATCGGGTTCGATGCAACCGAGGGCGACGCCTGGATTACGCGGGCGCGGGCGGCATCGAAATACCTGTCGCGGGAGTACCGGCGGGCCGATGCCGATGTCGTCTTTTCGCAGGGCGTGACGATTGGCCTCGTGAAGGGTTGCGGGATCATGAAGCACAACTGGATGGAGCCGGGCACGTTCGCGCCGGGCTTCGATCCGCAACTCGTGCATCCAGAATTCTTCGGCGTCGATCGCGAGGACCGCGGCAGGCTTGAAGATCAGGGCGCGATGTGCCACACGAGCTATCTGACGAAAGAGGAAGTCGCGGCACTCGCGGAAGGCCGACCGGACCAAGCCGAGATTCTGGATAAGCTCAAGCGCTTGGGCGGCAACAAGGGCGAGGATCTGCGCCGCAACTGGCTGCACCAGACCGTGCTCGGCGGCGTGCAGCCCGTGACGACGGCGACGCCGAGCGGCGCGAAGGGGCAGGTTTCCATGTCGCCTTCGAGCCAGACGAAACTCAGCCCTGAAATGATGTCTCGGCTCTTGCGCCTTGACGAGCTATGGGTGGTGGATGACGACCGCGATGACTACACGACGATCCAGTTGATCGAGGGTGAACTGCTGCTCGAAGGCAAATACCGGCACAGGAACCTTACCGGCGTCAAGCACCTTCACCCGTTCTCGAAAATCTGTGCCGATCCGGTATCCGGCTACTTTTGGGGCCGCTCCGAAGTCGAGCGCGTGAAGATTCTGCAGGACTTGCTCTCGGAGCGCATGCTGGACGTGCGGCGCCTGCTGAAACTCCAAGTGAAGCCCCCCAAGGCGTTCATCGGGTTTTCCGGCGTCACGAATCAGAAAATGCGCGCCGCGATTGCGCCGGGCGGCTTCATTCAGGAGCAGTCGCCGGGCGCGAAGATCGAAAACCTGATTCCGAACATCCCAGAGGAGCTCTTCGTCGAAATCCGCACGCTCTCGGAAATGTTCGACGAGATCGGTGGATTCAAGCCAATCATGCAGGGGCAGGGCGAGCCGGGAGTGCGGGCGAACGTCCACGCGCGCACGCTGATGCGAACCGCCAGCCCGAAATTGCGCGAGCGCTCGCTACGGGTAGAACGCGACGCAGAAGAGTCGGCGACACTCACGTTCAAACTGATGCAGGCAAAAGAGGCGCGTGTGTTCGTCTCGGACAAGAAGGAGCAATTCCTGCTCAAGCAACTGCCGGACGACTACTACGTGGAAATCGACAGCCACAGTGCGTCGCCGGCCTTCGTGGATGACGCGCGCGAGCTTGCCTTTGCGCTCGCCAAGGTCGGCGCGGCCGGCCCGGAGGAAGTGATTCTGCTCACGCACCCGCCGCAGGAGGACTTGCTGATTGCCGGAGTGCGTGCTCGCGCCGCGGCGCGCCAGAAGATGCTGCAGGAGCATCCCGAACTACTCAGCGGGAAAAAGGCGCGCGCGTAGACGTTCCCCCTACGTGACGCGCGTTTTCTAGGCCGGACACGATCCGGCCTTTTTTTCAGTCCTGGCCTGGTTCGCGCGTCTCAGCGTCTACGTGATCGTCCCTGATGCGCAGCGCTTCTCTGGCGAACTTGAGCGCGATCGGAGCGACCGACGCACCGAATGCGTGGCGGTCCAAGATGCGACGCGCCCATCCGCGAGGGTCGTTGTCGGACTGATTGACGAGTTTCGAGAATTGGTCGGCGAGACGGTCGGCCATATCAGTACCCGCTTGGCGTCGGGATGCCGTAGGACTCGCAGCGCGCGCAAAGCGCGTTCGCATCCTCTCGCCGTCCGGCCAGGTGCGCGGCGAGCATCCGCTTGCGCTCAGGCCCGTTCCAAAGCTCCTCCAGCGTGTGCGTGTTCAGGTCGCCGAGCAGGCCGGCATCCTCAACGTCCAAGCGGTTACAAATAAACATCCTGCCGCGCCAATCGACGGTAGGGCGGGACAAGAAATCTAGGCAAGTGCCAATCTCCGGAACGCTCGGCTTCATGCGGACGTAGTTCCAGTTTCCCTTGGCCGAGTGCAGCGCGCGGTTGATGATCGGCACGCCGAGCGCTTCGTAGCGTTCGCTATCCTTCACGGCACCGACGAATTTCAGTTGCACGCGCGGCGGCGCTTCGCCTTTGAGCCGCAGGAATTGCGCGACGGAGGCAAGCTGAATGTCGCGATCCTCGTCATTGGGAATGACGGACACCGTGACGATCGTACAGTTGCCGATGATTTCTGCGGCCCGCCTCGCCAATGCTTCGCCGTGCGTGACGACAGAAGTCGGGAAGTCTCGGAATAGGGCGAGTGCGGCGGCGAGGCGCGGGTAAACGAGCGGGTCGCCGTCGCGGTGAAAGGACACGATGACCGGCGGCTCAATTTGCGCGCGAATGCGTTGCAGCAGCGCGAAATCCATGTCGCCGTATTTGAGCGATGCATTCAGCTTCTCGTTCTGGTGCCCGCACATGAAGCACAAAGTGTGCTTGTCGCAGCGCGAGGAAAGTTCGATGTTTATTTGTGAAATACCTACGAGACTCACGGCGCGGTTTCCTCCTGCATCGCCTCGCGTTCCTCTTTCAGAAACTCCTCCCACGCTTTGCGACAGGTTGCGACCACATCCTCAATCGACGCGACCAGCGAGAGATTCGGAACGCGGCAGCAGTGTCCGGGGCGCTCGTGCATGAAGATCACGAACAGCCTGCCGTTGCGGTAGGGTTTCGGCCGCACATAGGGCAGGCCGAGCGCCTTCTTCACGGCGAACGCAACGCGCGTCAGGCGTTGCTGCATGGGCGTGCGGATGACGCGCTTCACTGCGTCGCCTGCACCAATTCGAGCACGTTGCCCTCGGGGTCGAAGCAGAACGCGACGTAGGCGTCCCCGGAGCGTTCCACAGGGGAAATGAACCGCACGCCCTTACGCGAGAGGTCCGCGTATTCGGCGTACAAGTCCGTGAGCGTCAGCGCGATGTGCGAGATACCCAAATCGTGCAGTTCGCGGTCGTCGGACTCGCGGCACTCCGGTGAATGGAATTTCAGCAGTTCGACCACGCCGCCTCCTGGCGCGATGAGTTTTACCGTGGTGACATCGGCATCCTCGATGCCGAGCATGCGGTCCACTTCCTCGCCCGACTCGTCCATGCGCTTCAAGACGCGAAAGCCGAGGACGCCACAGTAGAAGTCTACCTGTCGCTCAAGGTCCGATACCACGATGCCGACGTGCCGAAGGCCGAGGATCATTGTGGCTTCCAATAGCGTGCGATGTGCTGCGCGAGCGGAAAAGGTATTTTCGCAATGCGCGCCGATGCGGCCTTGCGCGCGGCTGACTTGCTGCCAGTTAGTCTACTGATTGACGGCTGCTCGGAATTAAACCAATCGCCTCCCTGCTTAACGTGATCTTTCAATTCCGCGTAGGGCATGTGAATGTTCATGTTCTTGGCACCAGACACCGGATTCTGATTCGTGACCTTTTGCCCCGGAGAGCCGATGTTGAACCATGAGCCGCCGTTGTTTTTCGTATGCCGCGCATCGTTGAACGCTACGGCCACGTAACCGGGCTTGTCCAACCCTGACCAATTCATCCCCGGAACCTTCACCGCCTTCGTCATCGGCATCAGCGCAGGCACATCGCCCCAAAGATGGAACGATCCGTAATTCCAGCGCGACCGCCCGACCCATTCGCAAGCGCCACGCACGTTCTCGACTACCAGCGGAATGAACCGACCAGCGGCCTCAATTGCTTCGCGCTGGATACGAAAGCAAGCGTCGAATAGCGCAGTGAGCTTCTTTACGGCGCGCTTTCCGCTCAAGTACTCGGCGCGGATCGCTTTCGCCTTCGACCACGGCATCGCCATGTAGCTGAATTCCTGGCATGGCGGCGAAGCGACGATCAACGCGGCATCCTTGAACTGCTTACCGTGGATTGTCAGCACGTCTTGGAGGACTAATTGCGCGGGATATTTTTCGCTGCCGTAATGATGGCGTTCTACGTCGAAGCCAACGACGTAATAGCCTTCGGATAGCAATCCTTCGGTCCAGCCGCCGAGTCCGCAGAACAGATCAATCGCGAGCGGAGCGTTCACGACGGCGAACTGAGCGTGCTCGTGGGGTTCGCGCGCTCGCGCTCGACCCACTGCCACACGTCGTCCTCTTCTATTTCAAATGCGCGCGCGACGTGACGCACCAAGTCGCAGATCAAGAGGGCGTATTGTTCGTAGTTGAAATCGTGCGGGGGATCAAGCGTGCAGATCATGTCTCTGCCATGCAAGTATACGGACAAGATCGGCGCTTCGACCGTAATCCGCTGGTCAACCTTGTTCGGCATTGCTGGCACTGGCAATGGCTTCGGTGAGGACATACGTTCCTTCGGCTAGGGCGTCATCGGGAATGCTGAGCGGTGGGCCGAGTTTCACGGATTCGCGGCCAGTATGCACGATGAGCAGCCCGCGGCGCAGGCACTCGTGCGCGACGCGCGTTGCGAACTCGGACGATTCGTCGCCCTGAAAAACGAGCGCCGCAACGAGTCCTTGAGCACTCGCGTAGGCGATGCGGCGCGGGAAGCTCGTCACGATCTTTTCGAGTTCCTTGGCAAGCAGGCGACCCTTGCGCTCGGCTTCTCCGACGAGATTCCGGCGTTCGATTTCCTCGATCACGGCAAGCCCCGCCGCGCAAGCCAAGGGATTCGCGCCGTGCGTGCTGCTCATGTCGCCGGGTGCCGGTAGGTCAAGGATTGCCGCACTCCCGAGCACGCCCGCCAGCGGAAAGCCGCCGCCCATGCCCTTGCCGACGCAGATCAGGTCCGGCCGCACGCCGTAGTGCAGGTAGCCGAACTTGCGGCCCGTGCGCCCGAATCCAGCCTGCACTTCATCGAAGGCGAGCAGGATGCCGTGATCGCGGCAGAACTTCTCGATCGCCTGCACAAACGCAGGCTGGTAGAAGCGCGCGTTCCAGCCCTGATAGGTCTCAATCAGGAAGCCGCATACATCGCGCTCTGGGTCGCACTCCTGATCCCACAGCGCGCCGAGGCTGACCGTGAAGAAGTGATTGACGCTATCGGGGGCGTGAAGCGCAGGCGGTGCGATGTGGTAGATCCCGTTCGCCCGCGCTTCCTCGCGACCCGAGCCGCCCATCAACGCGGCGCCGAGCGTGCGACCGTGGAAACTGCCGTCGATACAGACCACGGCACGCCTTGCCTTGCCGACCTTCTCGCCGTGTAGCCGCATCAGTCGCAGCGCGGTTTCCGTGGCTTCCGTGCCCGAGGACACAAGATAGGCTTTCTCGAATCCGCTCCACTCGGTGAGCGCTTCGAGGTATTCAAGCCGCAATCGCGTGCCGTAGGTGTAGCAGTGCAGCAAGCCGGCCTCGAGCGCGGCTCTCAAACTCCCGAGCAGCGCGTCATCCGAATGCCCGAGGTTCGCCGCGAAGATGCCGGACGTGAAATCGAGATATTGATTGCCGGCCGCGTCCCACACGCTGTAATCCTTCGCGCGCGACCAGACGACAGGCAACTGACCGTGCATGGAACGCGCCTCGACTTGGCCGAGCCGGTAAAAGAAGGATTGCGTCGGCAGTTCGCTCACGCTGCCCTTCATGATGTTGCGATAGCTGGTCTGCACCGCCCAGGCGCGACGCATGTCGTTCGCGAATCCTGTTCTCATGAAAATAACCTTCCGATCAGCGATTCGTGTTTGCGGACTTCGTATTCTAGGTAGTTCAAATCTTCCTCCGTATCGACTTCGGTGGTGCGCGGCGTGATGAAGGCGCGCACGCGGCCACCAAAGAGCACGCAGTGCGTGCGGACGTATTCGACGCCGAACACATCGGCGTAGCCGTTCGCGTGGTAGGTCTTGGGGTAGCGCTGACGCGGGCGGTTCGCGGCGTCAATCGAGTACGAGCCGTCGAGCCGTTGCAGGCGCATCTTGATGACGTGAAAGCACTTGTGCGCGGATTCCGCCATTTCGTGAACGCTGCGCACCGCGCTGTACTGATTCATCTGGTCGTAGCGCAGCACCTTCATGATTTCCGCGATCACCTTCGGCTCGCGGAGCGGCGTGGTGGGCCGCAGCAGCACGATTTTTTCGGGATAACTGCTTTCATGGTCGCCGATCCACTCGATTGCGTGCTTCACGAACGGGTAGTCGCCGGAGTCGTCGCGCGCCGTCTTTTCCGGCTGCAGGAAGGGGACTTCCGCGCCGTAGTGGCGCGCCAGATCGCAGTAAGCTTGCGAGTCGCTGGACACGATGATGCGGTCGATGCCTTCGGTGTGCGCGGCGGCGCGGATCGCCCACGCGAGCAAGGGGTGCCCGCCGAGCATCCGCACGTTCTTGCCGGGCACGCCCTTGGAACCCGAGCGCGCGCCGATCAGCGCGAGGTTGTAGCTCATGCGGCTTGCGCGACCGGCGTCGCCGGCACTTCGACGCGCAGTTTCTTGCGCGCTGGCCATTCGGTTTCCGTGACTTCCTTCTTGCCGGTTCCGAGTACGAGCGGGATCGCGCGCACTACCTGCACGAAGTTCGCGAGGTCGTGCGTTTCGACGGACGCCGCTTGATCCGAGCCGTACATCGTCTTGTCGAGCGTGATGTGGCGCTCGATCGAAGTTGCGCCGAGCGCGACGGCCGCGACGCATACCTTCGTCACGCTCGTCTCATGCCCGGAGTAGCCTACGTTGCAGCCGAAGCGCTCGCGCAGCATCGGAATGCAGAGCAGGTTCGCGTCCTCGTCCGGCATCGGGTAAGTCGAATTGCAGTGCATGAGTTCGAACGGACAATTCGCGCGCACGAATAACTCCACCACTTCGTCAAGCTCGGCGAGCGTGGACATGCCGGTCGAAATGAACGTGTGCTTGCGCTCGGCCGCAATCTCGGCGAGTAGCGGCCGGTGGCCGAGCATCGGCGACGCGACCTTGTTGAACGGCAGATCGAATTGCCGCAGGAACGCTTGGCTATCCAGATCCCAAGCGGAAGCCGACCACGCGATTCCGCATGACTCGCAGTAGCGGTCGATGTGACGATACGCGGCGGCGGAAAATTCCAATCCTTCCTTTTGCTCGCGCTGCGTGCTGCCCCACGGACTCGTGCGCGGACTCGCCAAGAATTCCGCTGTGTAGACGCGTTCAATCGCGCGCTTCTGGAACTTCACCGCATCAAAACCCGCGTCCTTTGCGGCGCGAATCATGCGCTTCGCGAGTTCAAGTTTCCCGTTGTGGTTGATGCCGATTTCCGCGATGAGAAACGGCGTGCGTTGCGCTCGCGCGCTCCATGTACTCACTGCGTGCGGCGGTGACACCACTGCATCGGCCCAACGCGCCTTCGCTGCGCGCTGCGCGATTGCGCGGCGGCGCGCTGCCGCTAGGCGTCGTGCCCGCGCCCGCCCTCCCTTCAAGCCGCCCTTGCGCGCGGCCTTGCGCAGACGCATGCGTTTTTCCGTTTTGTTTTCCATGCCTGTAGTGCAGGAAATTCTACGCATTTCCCTCTGAAAATGCTTGAGCATGATGCTTGAGCAAAAAAATGTTGTCGAATCAAGGAGTTGACAACCTTGCTGCGCCGCGCTACGTTGGCAGCCACAAGTCGTCGCTGTGACGGTAACGCGGGTATTGCTGATCCCGACAAAATTGGCACACTCCGAAGGAGCGAACATGGCCAAGCGCATGCGCAAAGCCAAGCGGCGCGGTCGCCGCTAGGGCGAAGGACCATGCCGGTGCCCGCTGTACCTGGAATGTCCCCCGGCATGACGACTCCAAGCCCGGCGGCTGCGCCGAGCGCCAATTTGGGCGCACAAGCACACGCGGCTGGGCAGGTTCGTCAGGCGCTCATCATGCTGGAAACCGCGCTGCCGCAACTCGGGCTCGAATCCCCGCTGCACGGCGCGGTCCGCACGTCGATCAACGCACTGGCGAAACACCTTCCCGCTGCAGCCGGCCAAGAGCAAAACCTGCAGGCTTCGATGCTGCGGGATCTCGCGCTACGGCAGCAGCAGACCTCCCCGCTTCTCGCGGCACTCGCGGCGCGCGGCGCTGGCGGTGGCGCGCCGGGTGCGGGAGCAACACCACCCACAACCGCCGGAGCACCGGCACCAGGAGCATGACATGGCGAACTTCAAATCGAACCGTGGTCAGGACTACCCGAAAACCGATCCCGACCACCTGAACGAGAAAGACCCGATGGTCGTCAAGGTGCCGATGGACAACGTGGACTTCGGCGCGAGGAAGGGCACGATCGGCAAGGCGCGCTCACCGGAATCCGGCGGCAACAACCGCCTCGGCATCCGCCACGTGGATGGCAAGAAGTAACGGGAGGCGCACATGGCAGACATTGCGGACAACGAACTCGCGGAACTGCGGCAAGCGCACGCGCTGCTGAAATCGCTCTACGCCGATGCGGGAGTCGGCATGGATTTCCGCAAGATCGTGAAAAAGAAGTTTCCCTCGGCATCCATCCCCGAACTCGATGCCGTCACGCGGACCGAGGAACTGAGCACGTCGCTGGATAAGCGCGTGAGCGACGGCATGGCCGAACTCAACAAGCGCATCGAGGGTTTCGAGAATGCGCGCAAGAAGGAAAAAGAGGAGGCCGACGTGAACGCGTTTTCCGCGCGCGTCGAGAAGATCGCGAAGGAACGCGGCTACACGAAAGAGGGGACCGACAAACTCCTGGGCATCATGAAAGAGCGCGGCATCCAGAATCCCGAAGATGCGGCGATCGTGTTCGAGGCGTCGCAACCGAAGCCGGCGACGAAGCCGCGCGAGTTTTCCTCGCGCATGCAGTTCATCACGCCGAACGGCAAGGACGACGAGGGGTTCAAGAAACTCATGTCCGACCCCGATCAATTCATGATGGACGAAATGATGGCTGCTCTATCGGGCGCAGGCACCGAGGAATAACGCAGCGACTTTCCCACGCGATAGGACAAGAAAATGCCACAACTAAATCTCGGTCTGGTCCCTGGCGGCGCGGCAGGGAGTGAACTCGTCGCGGCCACAAGACGCGCGGTGGTCCCGGCGCTCTTTGTGCAAATCTACAAGGCGACGCCGTTCCTGAACCTGCTCTTTGGCACCGCGCAGAAGGCGCGCGGCGGCGTCTCTCAGGTCACGGTGCCCGTGCAAGGCTCGAGCTTCGTGAACTTCGCGTGGACCGACTACTCGGGCGGCTTCCCGCAGCCCGCCGTGCAGCCCGGCATGCAGAACGCGGAATTCAACCTCTGCGTAGGCGTCGTGCCGATCAGCTTCATGGGGATGGAAGCGCTGATTCAGTCAAGCGAAGCGATCATCCCGCTCATGCGCGCCCGCATGGCGGACGCAAAGACCGTCGCTGTGCAGGCGATCTCCACCGCCGCGTTCACGAACAACTCCGTGCTTCCGAACGGCTCGCAAGTCATCAACGGCCTGCCACAGGCGTTCGATGACGGTACGAACGTGACGACCTACGGCGGGATCAGCCGAACCGCCAGCACGTTCTGGAAGTCCACGCTCGTCTCAAGCGCGGGCGCCGTCAACACACGCTCAGCGATGCTCGGCTACCTCGTGCAGGCAACGTCGCTCAACGGTGGCGAAGCGCCCGACTTCGTGGTCATGAGTCCGTCCGACTGGACCGCGCTCATGCAGGACTTTCTCTCGCTCGAGCAGTTCGTGAACACGCCGAACTCGCGCTGGGGCAAGGACGACCAGGTGAACTCGGGCTTCCGAGGGTTGCTGCTCGGCGACACGCCGTTCTTCCTCGATCCGTTCTGCCCGAAGGGCACGGCGTACATGCTGAACACGAAGTACTTCGCGGCCTACGTATCGGAAGACGCGCCGTTCGCGTTCTCGGGGTTCTTCTCGGCGATCCCGAATCTGCAAGTGGCGAACGTCGGCGTGGTCATCATCGCGATGCAGCTCGTGTGCGCGAAACCGATCAGCGGAATGCAGTTGACCGGGATCACCGGGGGCGCATTCTAGGACCAAGGAGAAAAGCAAATGCTTATCGGCGGACAAGGAATCGGCCTCGGTCTGAGAGGCAAGGACACCAACGCGATCACGCTGCCGGCGGGAGTGAGCTACATCATCCCGGCGGGCAACTACGCGGTGACGCTCGGAGCCTACACGAGCCTGCAGCAACTCGATCCCGTGACCGGGATCTGGCGCACGATCGGCGCGGCGAATACGTTCGTCGCGAAACAAGTGAATTCCGATGGCGGGAATTTCCGCTTGGCGAACCTGACCGGCTGTCCGGTGGCCGCAGTCATCACCACGGCCGCAGCGACCGGCGCGACGACCGGCATCGGGGCGACGGCGACTGCTCTCACCGTGACGCCTTCCTCGGGCGCATCGACCTGGGTGCCGATCGTGGGCGGCGCGCTTTCCACCACGGTTGTTACCGGCGTGACGGCGGCAACCGGCGTGATCGGCGATACGGTGGGCGCGGGCTACCTCTACCCGCCGACCGTCATCATCAGCGCTCCGCCGCCCGGCGGGCTGCAGGCGACAGCGCACTGTACGGTCACGGGCGGTGCACTCCTCGCCGCGCAAGTGGTAATCGACAACCAAGGTGCGGGCTACGCGATCAAGGCAGACGGTTACGCCGCGGCGACGATCACGTTCATCAACGACCCGCGCGACACCGTGGGAAGCGGCGTTCATGTGCGGCTGAAATGCACGGGCACGGGCTTGCTGACCGGCCTGTATCCGAACAACCAGGGTGTGCCGCTGACTGGTGTGCCGACGCTTGCCTTTTCGGTAGGCGCGGCTGGCGCGACCGCGATCATGAACTTCACGGTGACGAGCTTCAACGCGCTCCTCACCGGCACGACGTTCGCGACTGGCACCACGCCGATCCTGACGACGATCGGCAACATCGTCAGCGCGACGCCGGTCTGGACGAACCCGCTGCACGAGAAGGGCGCGACCTTCCCGCGGCCGGCGCGGATTCAGACGGCGCTTACTTCGAACCAGATCGTCGTCACTGGCTCGGTGGTCGAAGATGGCGGCTTCGGGATTCAAGGAGTTCCGTCGCTCGCCTACATCGGGCAACTGCTCGCGATCACGGGCGTTACCGGCGCGCTGCCGGAAACCGCGATCGTCGGCGGCGTTACCGATACGAGTTGGCTCGAGCCGATCTAAGCCATGAGACGGCATGGACACGCCTCAAGGCTACATCGACGTTCGCCGGGATGACGGCAGTACCGTAGCGCTAACGGTCTCGACCTACACGCTCGTTCCCACCGAGCGGCTTGCCGCGAACATTCGCGCGAACCTGCCTCGCGCGCTCTCGCGTTTCGTAGAGACAAGCGGACGCGCGAGCGCGCGGATCGGCGAGCCTATCGCAATCGTGTCCTGCGGGCATTCGCTGAACGAGCGCTGGGACGAACTTCGGCAGTTCCGCAACATCTTGGTCTGCGGCTCTGCGCACGATCACGTCGTGCGGCAGGGGATTGTCCCGACCTACGCAGTGGTGTGCGACGCCGGAGTCGAAGATAAGGGCAACCTCTCGCTCCCGCAGGCCGAAACGCTCTACCTCATTGCCTCGCAGTGCGATCCCGCCCTGTTCGATCAGCTTGCCGGGCACCGCGTGGAAATGTGGCACTACCGCGGGCAAGCGGTCGCGAAGATCGAAGATGAACCAGCGCTGCTGAACGGCGAGCAGTCGATTTGCTGGGGTTCTACGGCGACGCTCGTCTCGATCAACATTGCGATGATGATGGGGTTCCAGCACCAGCACTTCTTCGGCTTCGACAACTGCTACGCGCCGCACGGCGCGAGCTACCACGCCTGCGACGTGGCGGGCGAATACGAGTACGAGAAAAAGCCGGTATGGGTCGGCAAGCGCTTCTTCGTGAGCAACTTGGCACTGATGACGCAAGTCGAGCAGTTCTTCCGGCTGGTGGAGAACTGGCGGGAATTCCTGCACGTTACGTTGCATGGCGACGGCCTCACGAGCGAAATGGTCCGTCAGGGCGAACCGGGCCTAGAGAAGTTCGTGAGTCTCGCGTGACGGCGTGCTGGCAAAATACCTGACGCGCGTCCAGAATCTTCTCAGCGACGCCAGCAATCAATTCTGGTCGCAAGCCTCGATCACGCTCTGGATCAACGAGGCGCGCGGCCAAGTCGCGGCCGAAGGGCAGTGCATCAAGGTCTTGCCGCCATCCACGAATGGCATCGCGTCGATCACGGTCACGGCTGGTGGTAGCGGCTACGTCAGCGCGCCAGCCGTAGCGATTACGGGACCAGGCTCCGGCGCGACGGCGACTGCCGTGCTCACGGGCGGTGCCGTGAGTTCGATCGTAGTCAACACGGCAGGCACGAAGTACGACAAGACGACGACGGTAACGCTCTCGGGGGGCAGCGGATCCGGTGCTACCGCGACGCCGGTCATCAACTGCCTGAACACCGTCGCTGATCAGGAAGTCTATACGTTCGCCTCGGCCAACGCGCTTGCGCAACTCACGTCTGGCGTCGATTCCATCCTGTTCGTTGAGTCGATCGCGGTTTCGTGGGGCGCGCTCTCCCCCGTGCTTGAGCAATGGAACTGGAACGACTTGCAGGCGAGAGTGCGCGCGTACCCGATCGTGTCGGGACAGCCTGCGATTTGGGCGCAATTCGGGCAGGGCGGCGGCGGCTCGGTCTACTTGCAGCCTGTGCCGACTTCGATTTTGCCGATGCAGTGGAATTGCGTGTGCATTCCGATTGACCTCGTGGACGACACGACGGCAGAGGCGATTCCCTACCCGTGGACCGATGCCGTGCCGTACTACGCGGCCTACCTCGCATTCATGAACGCGCGGCGACCGGAAGAAGCCCGCAATATGCGCGCGCTCTACGACGACGCGATGAAGCGGGCACGAGCTACAAGCGAGTCGAGCTATATCCCGAACTACTACGAGTAGCCGATGGCTGCGCTTGATCAACTCACGGCGAAGGAAACGCCCGCTCTTTTTTGGTTGCAAGGTTTTGACGGCGTCAACCTGCACGATAGCCGTCGCGCGATCGGCGATCAGGAATGCTCGTGGCTGGAAAACTTTGCGCCGCTCGGCGCCGGCAACGCGCGTGCCATGTACGACGCGCTTGCCCCGCTCTACACGGCTTCCGGCGTCACGATCGTTTTCGACTTCGTGTTCAACATCACGACGACCTTCTACCACGCGCTGTTTTTCTCAGATGGCTCGGCGAAGCAAGTTGCGATAGTGGGCGGCGCAGTCACGACGATTGCGCCAGCAGGCACGTTCGCGGTCACGCCGACGCTTCCCGATTGCGTGCAGTGGGGCGCATCGGGAATCGTGATCGTGACGGCGAATGCCGATGGCCTCTTTGCGTGGGATGGCACGCTTTATAAGCCCGGAGACGCAGCGCCTAGCTGGCTGTCGGGACTGGCAAACCCGATCGTGGTTACAGGCAACACGAACACGAGCACGTCGCTTACCAACATTTCGAGCACGACCGACGTGGTGAACGGCATGATGGTGACGGATGCGCAGGGCGACATCCCCGCACATACGCTTGTCGTGTCGCATACCTCCAACTCTGCCGTGATCTCGCAGGCCGCGACCGGATCGCATGCCGGACAGAACCTCACCTTTAATTGGATGATGCCTTACGGCATCAACGGGACCGCAGTCGAAGCCTTCGTACAGCGCTTGTGGGTGGTGAACGGCGCTCAGTTCAGTTTCAGCGCGCCGGGTAACGGTGCCGACTTCTCCACGTCGAACGGCGGCGGCACCACGAAGTCGTCGGACGGGTTCCTGCGCACGCGGTTCGTGAACCTGAAACAGTCGAACGGGTTTTTGTATCTCTTCGGCGATTCTTCGATCAACGTGATCTCGAACGTGCAGACCAGCGGCTCGCCAGCGACGACCACGTTCAACAACCAGAACATTGACCAGCAGACCGGCTTGGGCTGGCGCGATTCTCTGATCTCGTTCGGTCGCGCGCTGCTCTTTGCCAATCCGACAGGAGCGTATGCGCTTTTCGGAGGCGCCGCGCAAAAGATCAGCGACAAGGTGGATAAACTGTTCGAGAAGGCCGACTTCGACGCCGTGCCTCCGGTAGGCTTCATTGTGGACCTTTTCAACGTGCAGTGCGCGGGCTGGGTGCTCAATACACTAGATCCGACCACGGATACGCAGCGCACGATCATGGTGCTGTGGAACGGCGCGAAATGGTTCATCGGCTCGCAAGCGATTACTGCGACATTTGTCACGACAGCCGAAAGCGGTGGTACGCATACACACCATGCCTGGGGGAATGACGGCACGAATCTGCGGCATCTCTTTGAGACGGCATCGGACACGCTCGCAAAGAAGGTGCAGACGAAACTCTGGCAGGGGCAGTCGCAGCTTATCCGCAAGACCACGCAGGACGTGTACGTGGAAAGCGCGGATTACGGCGGCACGGGCGTTGTGCTGACTGGGACGCTGGATTCCGACACGAACGCATCCGTGGCGTTCAGCATCACGGCAAATCTGTACTGGCTGAATAACTCCGGTGGCCTGATTACGTTCGTGAACAATTCCAGCCAGCCCATTCAATTCGTGAGTAGCCCGCCTGGCGTGCAGGGCACGCAAGCGAATCAGGCGGGCATGCGGCTCGGCATCACGCTTACCTCTACGTCGCCGGACTTCGCGCTGATCGGGATGGGGGAAACGTACAACTCGAACGTCTTTTATGGACGTTGATGCGTGGCGCAACAACCCGTCAACGTCGGCAGCGCACCAGATGACCACACTGGCGATCCGCTACGCACGGCGTTTCAAAAGCTCAACGCGAATGACGCCGAACTCTATGCGATGTTCGCCGCGCTCAATTTTGCTGATGCCGAAGTGCCGGCCGGAGTCATCGACGGTGCAAACGCCGTGTTCACGCTCGCCCACACGCCCAATCCCGCTGCCTCCCTACAGCTCTTCAAGAACGGGGTGCTGCAATCTGCGGGCGGCGTGGACTACACGCTTGCCGTTGCCACGATCACCTACGTTGCCGCAGCCAAACCTCAAGTGGGAGACGCGCATGTTGCGTTCTATCGCTACTAAGTTCCTCGCGGCACTCTTGCTCGCGCTCGCGCTACCGTGCTCCGCGCAGACAAAGATCAATCTCGGGACGCAAGCCGTTGCTGGTTCGAGCCTCGGTACGGGCCTCATCATCGGCAACGGCACGAGCGCACTGACGGCCTACGCAGGGACGAGCTGCACGAATCAGTTTCCGCGCAGCCTGTCGAACGTAGGCGCGGCGACGTGCGCGAGCGTTGCGCTGACTTCCGGTGCCGATGTGTCCGGGATACTGCCGAGCGCGAACGGCGGCACTGGCAACGGCTTCACGAAGTTCAGCGGACCGACCACGGCAGAAAAGACGTTCACGCTACCGGACGCGAACGCGACGATCCTGTATTCTGGCGGCGCGCTCGGTACGCCTTCCTCGGGGACGCTCACGAACGCAAGCGGCTTGCCGCTTTCCGGCTTGGCAACGCAGGCGACGAATACCATCGTCGGCAATGCAACGAGCGGCACGGCATCGCCTACGGCGCTCGCCATCGGCTCGTGCAGCACGTCGTCGAGCGCACTCAACTGGACGACGAACACCGGCTTTGGCTGCAACACAGCCATTGCAGCTAGCACGGCTACCACGGCCACGACGGCGACGAACGCGACAAACGTCGCGATCACGGACGATACCACGACGAACGCTACGATGTATCCGCTATGGGTCACTACGGCGAGCGGCAACCAAGCCGCGAAAGTATCGAGCACGAAATTGACCTTCAACCCCAGCACGGGAGTACAAGTAGCGACTATTTACGATGCAGCGACAGGTTTTCGGATTGGAGGCGCGGCAGCTTCCGCGAATGTGTTGCGTGGCAATGGAACGAACTTCGTGAGCGCGCAACTCGCCGCAGCGGATCTTTCAAACGGCACAACGGGCAGTGGATCAGTGGTTCTTGCCACAAGCCCGACGCTTGCGACGCCATTTTGGGAAAGCGCTACCTTCGGCGTGCGAAGTAATCAGACTGGCACTGACAGAACTTCGGTCACGGGCGCAACGACAGTTTTCAGTCTTAGCACGACCGGAAGCAGCGTCGGGCTTTCTTCCGCAATTGCGTTGTGCAATGGCTACCGCACGGACGCAACAACGAATGTATGGACTGATCTGGTGTTGTTTATACAAGGCGTCACTCCAGTCGTAGTGTCATCCACGACATCGGGTACCCCATCAGCCCGTACTTGGACGGCGAGTGGCGCTAGTGCGCAAGTTGCGATGGCGTCAAACACCTACAATGTTTCTTGCTTGAAGTTTGAGCAGGCGAACTGATGTTCTTGCCCTTCACCGCCGACCGGACGAACTTCACCGCCGACCTGACCTGGGCTACGGCGGATGCGACGGTGTTCGCGACGCCCGACGTGCCGAACTTCGTCACCGGCTTTGCCGGCGCTTCGAGCGGTCTCGTGTGGCTGCTCGGTTTTGACTACCGCGACCCGCGCTCAACCGAAATGTGGGCGCTGCAACACGCGGCCGACCACGACCAGATTCGCGAGGGGATTCAGAAACAGACGCTCGGGAATCCGACCGATTGGGTGCTCTATCCGGTCAACTGGCGGGATTGGGATGCCTATGCCTTGCGGCACCAAAGCGAGCATAATGAGATGAACGACTCGCTCGGGCTGTCGGGTACGGACCTGACGGCGGTCGATTTCCGCAATTTGCGGGAGTCAGAAGAATGGCATTTTCAACATTATCGCGAGCACCAAGCAGCACGGGCGAAGCTCGGAATTTGAAGGAGTGCGAACATGAGTCTGCGAGAACTGGCGGCACAAGTAGCGGAAGCTGGGCGTGGCGGTGACAAGCATATTCTGCACATCACAGACGATGAGTTGCAGGCGCTCGTGCAGAGCGGCCTTGTCACGATCAACCCGGAAACGGGGATGCCGGAAGCGTTCAAACTGAAGTCATTGTTGTCCATAGCATTGCCGATTGCAGCCGCCATTTTCGCGCCGCAACTGCTATCAGCGTTTGCACCAGAGGCGGCAGCGGCCGGAGCCGCAACGGGGATTGCCGAGGGCGTGGGAGCGGCCGAGGGGCTTGGCTTGGCGGAAGTATCTGGTTTGCCAAGCGTGGAACTCGGCACTGGCGTTGCGGCTGGTGGTTTGATGCCAGCGGCAGTGCCGGAAACCGCTGCGTCACTTGCCTCGCAAGGTTTGGTGGAAACCGCTCCTGGTGTATTCGCGCAACCGGCGCTTGATGCAATTACTGGCAGCGGTGGCGTGTCTGGTTTTCTAAAGGATGTCGGCACGAACGCATTGACCAGCGGATTCCGTGCGCTGACTGGCGACGAGTCTACAAGCGGCCTGAAACTGCCAACGCTCTCCGATGCGGTCTCGCCCACTGGCTTGAAAGCAGGCGGCGTCTCGACGCCGACGATCATGGGCGGTCCCTCGGCTGCGGGCGGCTCGAGCATCACAGACTTTCTCAAGGAGAACAAGAACCTGATCCTGCCCGGCGCGATCATGGCGGCGAGCGCGCTCAATACGCCGACGATTCCGCAGATTCCGAACCTTGAGGCTGTCGCCGGCAAGTTCGCATCCGGCGCGCAGCCGGCGGCGGATGCAGCGAAGGCACTCATTCCTTCCCTCGCTACCGGAGTGCTTCCGCCCGGCGCGCAGACGAAGATTCAGAACGCCGTGCAGGATGCCGTGACGAGCATCAAGTCGAAGTACGCGCAGATGGGCATGTCCGGTTCGACGCCGGAAGCGCAGGAAATCTCGGCTGCGAAGGCGCGCGGCGAAGCGCTTTCCTTCGACCTCGCCGATCAGTTGACGAAAACCGGCCTCAGTGCGGCCGGCATCGCGGCGGCGGAAAACATGGACGCAGCCCAAGTCTACTCGCTCATCATGAACGCGCAGTTGCAGTCCGATGAGCAGTTGCGCATGGCGCTCGCGAACTTCGCTTCGGCTTCCGCACTCGGCTCGGCACTCGGAGGAAAGTAGATGGCCGAAACGCTCGGCGGCGGTCTAGACCTCTCCAAGTTCACGTCGTTTCTCTCGGCGGCGGGGATTCCCACGCCCAAGGAGTACACGAAGGATCAGACCGCGATCCTCGAAAAAGAACGGGCCGAGCGCGCGCCGCTTCTGGAAAAGCAGGGTCAGAACATCGCGAAGATGTTTGATCTCGCTAAGCAATTAAAGGAAGCCGCGCCGCCCGCCGCGCCGAATTTGCAGGACGTGCCAGCGCGACCGGACGCCGAGTACAAAGACCCCACGCAGGCACTCGGCAGCATGGCATCCGTGCTAGCGCTCCTCGGCTCGTTCAAGACTCGCGCTCCACTCACGGCTGCGCTTAACTCGGCAGCCGCAGCTATGGAGGGTTTCCGCGCTGGCGACATGCAGCGCGTCAAACTGGAACGCGAGAAGTGGCATGACAACTTCGAGCGCGCGTTGCAGCAGAACCAAGTAGAGATCAACCGCTACAACGCGGCGCTCGCGGCTGCGAAGTTCGACATGGAAAAAGCGCGGCCGATGTTCGAGGCGATTGCGGCCGAGAATCAGCACACCGGCATGTTGCTCGCCGCACAGGCCGGCGACTACAAGGCCATGCACGCGATCTACGACGGCGGCATCAAGGTCGGCGAGCAGATGGTGCAAATGTACATCAAGGATCAGGAATTCCGGCTTTCCAAGCAACTCGCGGCGGCCCAGCATGCGGCGACGCGCGAACAGACTGCGGCTTATCGCGAGCAGGCGCAAGCCTACCGGGAAACCTTACGCTCGGATGTGAACACGCGCTGGTTCGTCGCGAACGCGCAGAAGGTCGTGAAGCCGTATCAGGAGACGATTCGCCGAGTGAACGACATCGAGGCAAACCTGATTCCCGGCATGGAGCTGCCGGACACGGTGAAGGTGCAGTTGAAGCAACTCGCTGGCACGCGGCAAGTCGGCAAGTGGACGCAAGGGCTGGACAAGTACACTGGCGACATCATCACGCGCATTTTCTCGGCAGCGGAAAAGGGCACGCTAGGCCGGCTCTCGCAGCAGGACGCCGACGCGATGAAGGCGTTTGTCGCGAACGTGAAGGCGGTAAACGCCGCGGAAATCGAGAGTATCAAGACGCAGATGCGGCCGTTCCAGAAACAGTACAACATCCCGGAAGGCATCTTCGGCCTGCCGTTCACCGCGAGCGCGCCTCTCATGTCCTCCGAAGAACTCGCCTATCCTGGTCTGGATCAGAACTCGCGCGAAGCGCTTGGCATCGTAGGTGACATGGTGGGTCGCTGATGCCAGAAGCACTCTTTACGCTTGACCCGCAGACTCGGACGGAGTTTGCGTCCGGCCTTGGCCCGCCCGCGCGCGCGAAACCGGAACCGACGCCACTTAGCACGCAGGAGCGCCTGCAAGTCGGCCCGCCGCCCAAGTGGACGGAAATTCTCGCGGACCCCGACTTTCGCGAACTGCCGGGCGAGCAGAAAGAGAAGTTCCGACAGGCGTACCGCGACCGGCTGCTGAAACCGATGATCGCGCCGCAGAACTGGCCGAGCGCGAGCGCACGCTTTGACGAACTCACGAAGGCGAGCACAGTTTCTGGACCGTTCGAGCACATCGGCCGCAAGTTCTGGAAGGGGCTGACCTACGACAACGCGACACTCGGCCCGAATATCGTCGAACTGCTGTTTCTGTCTCCGAAGTCGTACAACGTAAGCGGTCAGGCCGCAGTCAAGCCGCTGCGCGAGTCGTTTGCGCGCTATCGCAAGATGGTTGGAGAAACTTTTGGCACGGCGGATGAAAAGGCGGCACCGGGGCCGTTCAGCGGCTTTCTCGGCAACGTCGGGGAAGTCATGGGTGCGGGCGGCCCTATCTCGGCTGTGAACATCGCGACGCGCCCCGGCACGTTCGGCAAACTCATGCAACTTGGCCGCGAAACTCTTTCTTCTACCGGCGCGGCTGGAGGCATGGAACTCGGGCAGGCGTTTGGCGAGCACATGATGCCCGATAGCCCGATCGCGCGCGCCGTGGCAATCATGGCTGGTGGACTCGCGGGCGGCGGCATTGCGGAACTCGCGCTGCCCACCGCGATTGAAATGTCGTGGTATCGCGGCAAGGACTTACTGAAACGCTCCTCCGACCTGACCGAGCGCCTGATTGCGCAGGGCATGGACCCCGAGAAGGCGAAAAGCACGGCGAGCATGATGGTGAAGGAAGTCGAGCAGTTTCGCGCGAGCAACCTCGGCCGCGAATTCAAGAAGGCGCTCGACGCGCAACCCAACACGGCCGTTTTCGCGAAGGAGGCACGGGAAGCCGCCGAGAAGATTCCCGGCTTTCAGCCGAACCTCGCGATGCATACCGGCTCGTCCTCGATTCTGGACGCCGGCCTGAAAGCCGCGGCGCGCAACGATTACGTCGCGATGTCGATTGCGACCAGCCAGGCGCAGGCGATGCGCGCGCTCAACCTGTACGCGGAAAGCATGCTGACGAGCGGCAACAAGACCGCGCGCGAAGTCGTGGACGAGATCACGAAATCCGACCTCTATAAGATCACGAAGGAACTCGAAGCCAATCAGGGCAAGTGGATCGAGTTGCAGGAGCGGCTAACGGCAGGCGACTTCTTCACGAAGGCAGACGGCGAAGCGCTCATCAAACTGCGGAATAACGCGGCGCGGTCGGTGCAGCGCTCGTTCAACGAGCAGTACCAGGCGCTCTACAAGATGGCCGACGAAGCCGGGTTCCAGATGAACCTCGGGGACTTCTACGCCGACATCCTGAAACTCGAAGCCGCGCCCGGTGCCGCCGCGACGCGCTTTCCCTCGACCTACGGATTTTTGAAGGCGCGCATCAACCGGATGGGCGAGTCGGAAAAGAAGGCATCCGAACTCGCCGATCTGCAAACGCGGGCAGCAAGCGCGGAAGGCAAACAGCAGACGATGCTGCAAAACCGCATCCGCGCACTGCGGCAGGACTTGCAGGCCGAAGAACTCGGTGCCGCGCAGGTTCCGGCTTCGATGGAGGAAGTGCATAGCTTCTACAAGGCGATCAACGAGGACTTGTTCACGAGCGCGCTCACGCCGAATGAGGCGCGGTTGCTCAACGACATGAAGGACCGGCTCGGGACGCGCATCAAGGAAACGAACGAAGGCGTCTCGAAGGTGCTCGGCGACATCAATCAGGCGTACCAGACGAACTTCGTGGACGTGTTCCGTAAGGGCGCTGCCGGCCGCATGGTGAACGAAACGAAGTTCGGGTTCCAGACGCCTGAGCAGGACACGCTCCGACCGTACCTTTCGCGTGGCGCACAAGGGGCGGCTGAATTCAAGCGCGTGTTTGGCGAAGACCCGACCGCAGGCCAGCTCGTCGAGCAGGCGATTGCCGACACCTTCGCCGCGCATGTGAAGTCGCGCACGTTGACCGAGAAAGTAGTGCAGCAGTTTCTCGCGCAGCACAAGGATTTCCTCGCTGCCTTCCCGAAGGTGCGCGAGCGCTTTGCAAGCATCGAGGCGACCGCCGAGACGCTTTCCAAGCGCGCGGATGACCTCGCGGTGCTAAAAGACAACGTGACGACCGCGCAAGTGCGGGCGCTGCTCAACTCGACCGAACCGCAGCGCGTGCTCCTGCAAAACGTGCGCTCGGCAGACTTCATGCGCCGCATGCAGGACATGGCGAAGCGCAACCCCGAAGCCGCGCAGGCGCTCGCCTACGAGTACGGCGAAATCCTGCAAGGCATGACGCCGCAGATGGCAGCCGAGTTTCTGTCCGCGCACCGCAAGGAACTCAAGCCGATCTTCGATGCGCAAGACCCGACGCTCTACGACAAACTGATGACGCTCTCGCTCGGTCGCAAGGTCTACGAACGCGGCTGGCAGACGACCGGCGGCGACAACCTGAGTTACCGTATGCAGTTGCACGTCGATCCATTGGAACGCGCTGCCGGGATGAAGATTGAAAACATCGCGAACAAAATGTGGGCGCTCGCGGCTGGCAAGACGGGCAATGTCTGGAACACGCTCTACATTGGTGCCAAGTATTTCGGCACGCGCGGCATGCGCAAGTGGGATCACGTGTTGGGCGATGCGTTCACCAATCCGCAGTTCGTGGACCGGCTGATTACCGAGCAGTACGGCCCTCTGCTACAGGAAGCGCAGCGCCAGGGCATCAAGATTGAGGATCTCGTGCGCCAGAGCGCGACGAATCCGCAGATGGCGGAAAGCCTGCGCAATGCGCTGAACGATGTCGCGAAGAAAGGCAAGGCGCTGCTCGGCGAAGCCGACCTCGGGCACTCCTACAAGGCGCACGGCTACCGCGTGTTCACGGAAACCGCGGAGCGCGGCATGCGGAGCCTGAAAGAGCAGGAGGGCAAGGAATCCGAGAGTCCCTACTTTCACCCGCAGCAGTTGCGCCCGCATAAACCAGCGCGCACCGCGCCTGCGCAAGCCGCAACACCAGAGACACCGGCTGCGCCTGCGTCGCCGGCCGCGCCCGACATCAAGGCAGCAGTCGAAGCAGAGGGCTGGACCTATCAGCCCGAGAAGTACGACTACCGCATCGCACCGGACGGCGAAGTGCTGCGCCGCAAGAAATGAGCGCACCGGAACCCGGCTGGGAATCCTCGCGCTGGGAAAAGTCCCGCGAGCAGTTCGGCTCGCTGCGTGCGCTGGAAACGCAGTTGGCCGACATCCGCGAAAGCATGGCGCGCTACGAAGTGGTCAAGCGCGCGCTTGCCGAGGAAAAGGCCGAACGCGCGCAAGAGAAAAAGCGGCTGGAAGCCGTGATCGGGCAACTAGAGGAACGGCTGGAAAACGAGCAGTTCCGGCATGCCGATGCGCGCCAGGCGCTTGCCAATGCACACTCGGACGTGCGCGAGCAGGCGATGCGGGCAAGCGAGGAGCGCAAGGCGGGCGCGAAACAGATGGAGGAACTGCGCCGCGACCTCGCGCAAACGCGCGCGTGGCACGCCGAGGCGCAAGCACTGCTCGTCGCGAAGGACGAAGCGATGGCGAAGGTTAACGCGGACCTCGCCGGCCAGCGGACGAACTTAGCGCGCGCGCAGAAGGAACTTGCTGCGGCGCAGGAAGCGGCTCGCCGGGTGCCGCGGGAAGTGGTGCGCGTCGAGCACGTCAAGGTGCGGACCGCTCCCACGGCAATCGCCTTTGACTTCGAGCGGAACGGCCGCGGCGCTTTGCAAGCGGCTGTCGCCGTGGTTGAATCCGCAGAAGGGAAGGCGCTGTATCGGTTCGTGTTCGGGCGGGACGCACGCGGGCGCATCGAGCTTGCGCACGCGAGCCTGAAAGGGGAAACATGACGGTTTACCTGCGCGTGGTCGGATGAGTTTCGATGCACACGCGAATCTCGCTTACTCAACAGTCGCAGTAGCGCCAGCGCCGCCGGATTACGGCCTTGCGCTCTCGGTTGCGACGGGTGAGGGGGCGCGCTTCCCCGCCGCGCCGTTCAACGTCTCGGTTTGGCCTGCCGCCGCGATCCCGCTCGCTTCCAATGCCGAGATCCTGCGCGTAACCGGCATTGTTGGCGATGCTCTGACCGTGGTGCGCGCGCAGGAGGGCAGTACAGCTCGTGCGATCCTTGTCGGCGACCAGATCGCGGCCTCGATCACGGTGAAGGTCATCACCGACATTGAGGATTCGATGCAGGGGCCGGCGGGGGCGCAGGGAAGCTCGAGCACGACGCAAGGCGCCACAGGGGCGCAGGGCGTGACCGGCCCGCAAGGGCCAGTAGGCGCGCAGGGCACCGATGGCACGGCTGGCGGGGTGCAAGGCGCTGTCGGTGCGCAAGGGGCGGTCGGTGCGCAAGGGGCGACGGGTACTACTGGCACGCAGGGTACGGCGAGCAGCACACAGGGAGCGACCGGCGCGCAAGGTGCTGGTGCGCAAGGAAGCACGGGAGCACAGGGCGCTGCCAGCAGCACGCAAGGCACCGACGGCGCTCAAGGCGCAACCGGAACGACCGGCACGCAAGGCACGGCTAACTCGACTCAAGGTGCGACTGGCAGCCAAGGCGCGCAGGGCACGACCGGCACCCAAGGGACTGCCAGCAGCACGCAAGGCACCGACGGCGCTCAAGGCGCAACCGGAACGACCGGCACGCAAGGCACGGCGAGCAGCACGCAGGGTGCTGTCGGCGCTCAGGGTGACACGGGCGCACAGGGAAGTACCGGAACGACGGGCACGCAGGGCACGGCGAGCAGCACGCAGGGGGCCACGGGCAGTCAGGGCGCACAGGGTTCGCAGGGTCGTCAAGGCGTACAGGGCAAAAAGGGCGCGTCCTCGGACGTTCGGCTCAAGCGCCAGATCCGCCGCTACGCTGACGCCGTGCAAACCGTGATCGGCGTTGAGCCGTACCGATTCAAGTACAACGGCCTCTATGACACCCCCACGGACGGCCGCGACGTGGTGGACATCATTGCGAATCAACTGCAACTCCTGATTCCCGAATCGGTATTCCCGGTGCGCGGCAAACTCCGGCCTACGGACGCCGCAGAAACCGACATCCTGCACTACGACGTGACGCCGCTCGCGCTCGCCAATGTCAACGCCGTGCGCGAACACGGCACAACGCTTACCGCGCTACTTGAGCGCGTGCGTCGCTTGGAGGCTCGCCGTGGATCAGCATAAGAACTTTGCGAATAGTCATGTGGCGGTCGCGCCGAGTCCGGCTGCGAGCGGCGGCTCGCTCGTTGTTACGACTGGCGAAGGCGCGCTCTTTCCGACGCCACCTTTCAACATGACTGTCGCTGCGGCTGGCGAACTGGCGATTCCGACGAATGCCGAGATTGTGCGCGTGACCGCCATCGTTGGCGACACATTCACGATCACGCGCGCGCAGGAAGGCACTACGGCGCGCGCGGTCATTGTGGGCGATCAGGTTGCCGCGACGATCACGAAAAAGACGCTGACGGACATCGAGGACGCGCTACCTGGGCCTCAAGGCGCGCAGGGAGCGACTGGCGCTCAGGGACCGACAGGTGCGCAAGGTGCGACGGGAACTACGGGAACTCAGGGAGCTACTGGCAGTCAGGGTGCGGCTGGGAGTAACGGCGCGCAGGGCGCGACCGGGACGCAGGGTACGACGGGTGCGCAAGGTACGACCGGCTCTCAGGGCGCAACGGGAACGCAAGGCGCGACCGGAGCGCAAGGGGACGCAGGGACCACAGGAGCGCAGGGTGCGCAAGGCGCTGCGGGTACGCAAGGCAGTCAGGGCGCTACCGGCACGCAGGGCGCGACCGGCAGCCAAGGTGCGACGGGAACCCAAGGTGCGACCGGCACCACGGGCACGCAGGGCACGACTGGATCGCAGGGAGCCGCTGGCACGCAAGGCAGCCAAGGCACGACGGGTGCGCAAGGTACGACCGGCAGCCAAGGGGCAACAGGCACGCAGGGAACGACGGGAACCACGGGTACGCAAGGTGCGACCGGCAGTCAAGGCGCGACCGGCAGTCAAGGCGCGACCGGCAGTCAAGGCGCGACCGGCACGCAGGGTGCGACCGGAACGCAGGGCACCCAGGGCACGCAAGGGCCGCAAGGTGCCACGGGTTCCGACATCCGTTTGAAGCGCGACATCCGGCCTTACCGTGACGGCGTGCAGACCGTTATCAGCGTCGAGCCTTGCATCTTCAAGTACAACGGCCTGTACGACACGCCGAACGACGGCCGCGACGTGATCGGTCTGATTGCCGACCAACTGCAAACCGTGATCCCCGAGGCGGTGTATACGGAGCGCGGGAAACTGCATCCCGGAGACGCCGAGGAAACCGACATCCTGCACTATCAGATACACCCGATCGTCATGGCGACCGTGAACGCGATCAAGGAACACACGGCGACGATTGATGACCTTCTCGTGCGGGTCCGCAGGCTTGAGGATGCCGCGCGCGTTTGAATGTAAGCGCGGCGGCCAGTGCTGCACGCGCACGGGATGCACTGGGCCGGGCGATGAATTCGGCATGTACCTGACGCCGGAAGAAGCGCAACACTTTCCGGCCGCAATGGTATTTCCGCTGCTGCGGGCGGGCGACCGCGTGTTTGCCTACCAGCTCGGCGTCTCGCGCTGTCCGAATCTGAGCTTTCAGGATGGACGCGCGGTCTGCGGCATCTACGAGCAGCGGCCGCTCGCCTGCCGCGCGTTTCCGGTAGCCGTGGATGACGCTGGCGCCATCGCCGTTCACTGGCAAGCGTGCCCCTGCACGGCGGACTTTGCGGGCGATGAATGGGACATGGACTCGTTTGGCGCATGCGCCGAGGCCGCGCGCGAGCAAGTGCGGCAAGCTGAAAGCAATCCAAGGGCGACGGCAGTGTTTGACCTCGGCGAGCGGGCATGGCTGCCCCTTTGACGCGCAACCTGGTCGGCGCGGTCCTCGCGCGCGGCGGCGCGATCGTGCCGCTCACGATTCCGGCGAGCGCATCCGGCGGTTTGGGACTCTGCAACCCATCGGTGTTCGTGGAGCGCGGTGAAATCTGGTGCATCCTACGCAACGTCAACTACACGCTGTATCACTGCGAGAACGACCAGACGTTCAATAGCCGGTGGGGGCCGCTTTCCTACCTGAACCCGGAACACGACGTACATCTGCGCACGACGAACTTCCTGTGCAAACTCGCGCCGGACTTGAGCGTCGAGCGCTGGTGGAAGATCGACACGAGCAAGTTAGACGTGCCGCCGCTATGGGAATTCGTGGGGCTAGAGGACGCGCGGCTCGTGCGTTGGGACGGCCGGCTCTACGGCATCGGCGTGCGGCGCGACACGACGACGAACGGACAGGGCCGCATGGAATTGTCCGAGCTTTCGGTTAGCGAAACCGAAGTAAAGGAAGTCGCGCGCTATCGCATCGAGCATCCGGTTGATCCCAAGTGGTACTGCGAGAAAAACTGGATGCCGGTGCTGGATCAACCCTTCCACTTCGTGAAGTGGGCGAACCCGGCCGAAGTGGTGCGCGCGGATCTGGCGGACTTGTCGTCGCGGCGCGTGATGGAGCCGGATGAAGCGGGCAAGGTGGACGGCCTGCCTTTCCTGCGCGGCAGTTCGCAGGTTGTGCCGTGGTGCGGATACTACGTGTGCATCGTGCATGACGTGGACTTGAAGAAAAATCAGGCCGGGCAGAAGGATGCGACCTACTGGCATCGGTTCGTGGTGTACGACCGCGACTGGCGCATCGTCACGATCACGGAACGCTTTTCCTTCATGGCCGGCGAAGTCGAATTCTGCTGCGGGATGGCGGTCCACGAAAACGACTGGCTGCTCACCTTCGGCTTTCAGGATAACGCCGCGTTCATCCTTCGCGTGCCGGAGGCGATGATCCAGTCGCTACTCGGTGCGAAGGTTCATCCTAAGCGCGAGAAGTGGCGGGCGACCAAGTACCCGACGCTAGAAGTCACGACGGCCGTTCCGAAGCGCGGTTGCCCGATGGCCTGCACGGTTTGCCCGCAAGCACCGCTCGTCGCCGCTTACCAGGTGCCGGAGCGATTCCTCAAGTTCGAGGACTTCTCGACGATGCTCGGCAAAGTACCGCCAGCTGTGCAGATCACGTTCGCGGGATTCGTGGAGCCGTTTGCGAACCGGGACTGTCTGCCGATGATCATGCACGCGCACGAGCGCGGGCACCGGGTGTCGGTGTTCACAACGGCTGTCGGTATGACCGTAGACGATGTAGAGCGCCTGCGGCCTATCCCGTTTGGCGGCGTGCAGGGCGGCTTCGTGCTCCACTTGCCCGATGTGGACGGCAAGTTCACGCACAAGCTCACGGCCTCCTACATGGCCGTGTTGGAAGCACTGCGTGCGCGACCGCTTACGAACTTCCGCGCGATGCGGATGGGAAAGCTCGCGCCCGAACTCGAAGCCATGTTTCCCGACGCCGTGCAGCCGGGTATGTATTCGCGGGCAGGCAACGTGCAGGGGCCGGATGTGATTCACGTCGTGCGGCAGGAGAAACCCACGACGTGCGGGTGCCCGGAGCGCCTGTATCACAACGTGCTGCTGCCGAACGGCGACGTGGCGCTGTGTTGCATGGACTACGCAATCGAGCATCCGCTTGGCAACCTTTTCCGGCAGGACTACGACGAACTGCTGCCTGCGGACGGCACACCGTTCGATCTGTGCCGGAAGTGCGAAAACGGCGTGCCGACATGAATCCAGAACTCTTGCGCTACGTGAGCGCACCCGAGGACGCCGAAGCGAACTTCGCGCTCGGCATCTGGTACGAGGATCAGCGGCAAACCGCGCCCGCAGCCGGGTTCTACGTTCGCACGGCGGAATTCGCCGCCGACGCGCTCCTCGCCTACGAAGCGCTGCTACGCGCCGCCAACTGTTTCAGTCGTCAGGGCGACCGCGTGATGCTGACGAAAGGCGTACTCCTGCGTGCCATCGCGCTCAAGCCCGAGCGGCCCGAAGCCTATTTTCTGTTGAGCCGTCTCTACGAAGTGAACAAGGACTGGCAGGAAGCCTACACGTTCGCCGTTCTCGGGCAGCGGCTTTCCGAAGCGCGCGAGCCATTGCGGACGAACGTGGACTATCCGGGGAGTTACGCGCTCGTTTTTGAGCAGGCGGTTGCGGGCTGGTGGATCGGACTTTTCGATCAGTCCGTTCACCTGTTTCGCGAACTGAATAAGAACCCGACCATGCTGCCTGTCCACATCACGGCCGTCCAGAACAACTTGAAGAATCTCGGCGGGCAAAGCTGGCGCGACCCGATCGCCTACGATGCCAGTCAGTACGAGCGGCTGCGCGTGAAGTTTCCCGGCGCGAAGGCCATCCAGACCAACTACTCGCAGGTTTATCAGGACGTATTCGTGCTCACGATGCTCGCTGGAAAGCGCGACGGTAGGTTTCTCGAAATCGGGTGCGGCGATCCGCTATTCGGCAACAATACGAAACTGCTCGAAGAGTGGGGCTGGTCGGGAATCTCGATCGACCGCAACCCCGACACGGATAAGCGGTTCCGCGCCGCCGGTCGGCAGAGCACCGTGCTGGTAGCCGACGCCACGCAGATCGACTACGCCGCGTTGCTCGAAGGCGATTACGACTACCTGCAGATTGACGTGGACCCGGCGCTGACCTCGCTCACCGTGCTACTGAATTTGCCGCTTGAGCGCCATCGGTTTGCCGTTCTCACCTTCGAGCACGACGACTACTGCACGCCCGGCATCAAGGAGCGCAGCCGCAGCTACCTGCGCTCGCACGGCTACGCGCTCGTGGCGGGCGACATTGCGCCCGACGCCTACAACAGTTTCGAGGATTGGTGGGTGCATCCCGACCTAGTGGACGCGGCCGTGATCGCGGCGATGCGAGACGCGGCGCCGGGCGTGAAGCGCGCCGACCGTTTCATGCTGACGGGGGGTGGCTGATGTTCGGCGGCTGGCCGGGCCTCTTCGCGCCGGGCGATACCTTCTACGCGGCCCCGCCGCCAACACCGACCAGGCGCCGCCCGGCAGCCTACGTGGAAGATCCGCTCGCCGATGACCGCGACGTGCAACTGGCGCTGGAATTGATGGTTGCGCACATCTTGGGAGTACACTAGTCGCCATCATGGACATGCGGCCCCCGAAGTACGCATCCGACCACATCGCGAAGATCGGCTACGACGACGATACGGGCACGCTCGTCGTTCAGTTCCAGCGGGGCGGCAGCTACCGCTACCAGGGCGTGAGTCCAGAACTCGCGACCGAACTGCACAGCGCCCCCTCGGCTGGCGCGTTCTTTCACGGCCGCATCCGTGGCCGCTTCAAGTATGGACGCTTCTGAGCTTCCCGCCGCAGACGACGCGCCCGAGCGCATTGAGTCGCCCGAGCAGGCGCATGGTGAACCCGCGCCCGAGCCCGCGTCCGAATCCGAGGAAGCCGAGACGAAGGACCGGCGGCTCGCGAGGATGGATCGGGTCGCCGCGAGTCTGATGAAGCGCATCGAAGCCAAAGACGCCACGGATTCGATGCGGGCACGGCTATTTTCGCAACTGATTTCATGGGAACGACTGCGCAAAACGCTCGTTCCTTCTGGCGAAGGCAAGAAATTACAGGAGATGGGGCATGAACTCCGGCGGAAATCTCAGGGTGGTAGGCGAAGTGGAAGTTCCAGAAACGGCAACGGAGCAGGCGCAGCCGCAGATTTTCGAGGCTTCGACCGAGCCAGCGCCAAGGACGGAGCCGCAATCCGCAAGATCATCGGGAGCCTCCCCGCATTTGGTCGAACTGCTCGCGGAAATTCGCCGGGTGCTGAACGCCAGGGCGGGGGCGCTCCTCGCGATGACGGGAGCGTTCGCGCTGACGGCGGCAGCGATGTACAGCGGGACGATGATGGCGCTGTACGTGAGCCTGTCGTATGACGTGCTCGTGTTCCTGCCGATCGCGGTTATCGCGTACATGAAGCCGAAGGTCTAGTCCGATGCCGTTCACGGCCGCAGACGCAACGCGTCACACTCGCAAAGCTCGCGGTAGTGAGCGCATGCGTCGCCAATGGGCCAACGTCGCGAATTCCATGATGCAGCGTGGCCATTCCGAACGCCGCGCAATCCGTGCAGCGAACGCGACAGTGGCGCGCACCAAGCGCGAACGTCGTAGCCAGCGCAGGACCGGGAGAAGGTAAATGGCTTGGCCGCGCGTCTTCGGGACACTTCCTGCCGGTAATCAGCCAGCGTCCTACTTTGACGACAATTTCAACGCACTAGCGACGCTCTTGGATTCTTCCAAGGGCGCGTCTCTTGTCGGGTTCCTCCGCAATGCAACTGGCGCGGTAGGGCGCACCATGCAAAGCAAAGTGTCGACCGAGTTGGTAAGCATGGGGGACTTCGGCGCAGTAGGAGATGGTTCCTCCGACGACACGGCCCAGGTGCAAGCTGCATTGACCGCAGCAGCAGGCAAGATTTTGGACGGGGCCGGGCTCAGTTACAGGATCACGGCCGCGCTCAACCTGCCGAGCGACATCATCGTGCGTAATGCGCGCTTCGTTGGCGACGTGTCCACCGCCAACCTGATGACGACGACGAGCAAGAACAACATAACGTTCCGTAACTGTAGGTTCTCGTCGGCTGGCACATACGCTGCGGTCTCGACGTTCGCGCTCTGCAACAACATCTACTTCGAGGACTGTTTTTTCAATATGGCGGTCGGGTCGGCGTTGAACTCGGTCACGCTGCGCTTCCAAGGCTGCGTTGGCGTGTGGGTCACGTACAGCCAGTTCTACGACGCGGACAGTTCGATTTACCTGGACAAGTCTGGGGCGACGGATTGCGACGACATCAACGTGATCGGCTGCTACTTCGAGCAGGTGTTGGCAGGGACCTCCACCACCCCGAGCGGCATCTACCAGTTCAATTGCAAGAAGCTGCTCGTCGAGGGCTGCACGTTCAAGAACATCCGTGCGAGCGCTGGCGCAGCAATCGGTTATAGCGTCTACGAGGGCGACGGCGTGGCTGACAGTCTGGTCGTGACGAACTGCCTCACGATCATGGACCACGGCGGCACGGCTACTGCGCATGTGATGGTGCAAAACTCCAACGCCCCGCACTGCCGGGTGCAGGGCAATCGCTTCTACGGTCGCGCGCAGGGTGTCACCACTGCGAACTACCTCTACAACGGCGGCGCGGTCCGCGGCGACGTAAAGATTCTCGACAACTATTCACAGCAAGGCTCGATCCTCGTAACAGGAGGGAACAGCGCGGCGAACGGAGTGCGGAGCGCGAAGGTCCGAGGCAATTCGATCATCAAGTTGGAGCAGAACACGGCCGGCATCCGCATCGGAGTGACAGGGGCGAATTACGTTGACCACGCCTCTGTTATTGACAATACGGTTTACGCAACCTACGCCGGCTCGATCAACATCTCGGAGGCGAACTTCGCTATCGTCGAGAACAATCGTTGCATGAACTGGAACACGCAGAACAACGGCACGCCGACGAACTACGCCTATACGGCAGCGATCTACTGGCTCGGCACGGTGAAGGCCGGGCGGATCGTGAACAACCGTATCGAGAACAACACTTATGTCGGCGGCGAGGAAGGCTATCCGCAGTACGCGATCGTTGCAGATGCTTCCGCGCCGAGCATCCGCGCGACCGACAACAACATCGCGAGCGCGATGCTCGCCGGAAACTACGTCAACATCACGCCGGACTCTGGAACGTTCACTCCGACCGCGACCCTAACAACGAACCTAGATGCTGCCGTTCCGAGCGTCGCGCAGTTCATGCGGGTAGAGGATACGGTGACGGTCTCGGGACACACTACTATCGATCCGACCGCAGCAGGGCCGACTGCCACGTTGCTTGGGCTGACCTTGCCGATCGCGTCTAATTTCGGAAACTCCATCCAAGCGGGAGGGTCTGCGCATTCCGGTGCCACGCAGGATGAGCAGTTCGTGATCTACGCTGACGCGGCGAACGACCGCGTGACGTTCGACGGACTCGCTCGCAGCGCATCCTCGCACGACATTTGGTACTCGTATACCTACCGTGTGATCTGAATGAATGAAGAACACGGATCGGAGCGTGTCGCCCATGCTCTAGGCCAAATCCTTGGGAAGCTAGACTCCTTGAACGCGCAGTTCGACAATTACGTTTCGCGGCACGACGAGCGCCACGACAAAATCGAGCGCAAATTAGAAGAACATGCTGCCGAGATCAATCAGGCAAAAGGCGCTAAGGGAGTGCTGCTGGCCCTTGCGGGCGCGATCTCGGCAATGGTCGCTTATCTTGCGAAAAAGCTGTTTCCGTGAGTTTTATTCATGCTTGGCTTACACCCATGATCGAACGCCGCGCGCCCTTCGCACTGGATGAGGCCAAATTCGGCACGCAGAAGATCGTCACCTACGTGCTGCTGCTGATCTTCGCGGCTGTGGTAACGTCCGTTTTCCTTGGTAGCGATCAGGCCGAGCGATCGACAGTCTTGCAGACGGTCATTAACCTGGTCGTGATGGCGGTCGGGTATTGGATCGGCTCAAGCAAGGGTGGGCAGGAAAGCGCGCTCGCGGCCAGCCGCATTGCCGAAGCGACAGCAGTCAAGGGCAAAACGATTCCCGCGGAGGATGTCAAAGTAAACGCCGCCGGCGATGTTACCGTGCAATCAACCGATAGAAAGGACACCGATGAACCTCAGAAATAGCTTGCTTGCCTTCGTGTTCGCCGCCATCGCGGCGTGTTCAGTCTTGCCAACGTCGCCAGAGCAGCAGATCCGCGACGGCGCCAATGCCGTGACTGCCGCCGCAACCGTAGCGACGAGCCTGCTGCGGCTTGAAAAGATCAGCGTTGCGCAGGCCAAGAGTTACCGTGCCATGCTCGGCACGGCAGGCGGGCACTTGGACACGGCCAACGCCACGCTCATTGCCTGCCGCACGAGAACCTTGAGCAGCTCAAGCACGAACCCCGACCCCTGCCGGCCTACCGTGGAATCCGACATCGCCTTGGCCGTTACCGTGGCCGGCGAAGTCGCCAAGGTACTCGACGCCAAGAAGTAACCCCCCATAGGAGCCCCAAATGGTACCCTTTCTCAGTACGGTCCTGCCGCTCATTAGCGGCGCGGTCGAAGTCCTCGGCCAGTTCAGCGGCAATGCCAAGGTCGCCAAGGCGACGCCCTACGTAACCGAGGCGGTCGGCGTCATTACGAGCCTTGCCCCCGTCCTACAGTCCTACGCAGACGGCCATGACGTGACCACGGATGACGTGCGGGAAGCTCTGGCCGGCAAGGACAAAGCCCTTGCGGATTTCGACGAGGCCATCAAGGCTGCCGGTGGCTGAACGCGGCTAAGGCGGGTAATGGGGAAGGTAGCCAGCGCCAAGAGCGTGGCGCTGGCGCGATCCTGGCGCGACGTGGGCCTGTTGTCCGCCTCCCGCCTACATCGCAGTGCAGCAAACTGTGCTAGTTTTCGCCCAGTTCTGAGTTACCGGAGGCTTCGCCCTATGACCCTCACCGGGGCGCTCGTTTTTCTCGTCATCCTCGCGGTCGTCGCGTATCTGGCCTACTGGATCATCACGCGGTTTTTCCCAGAGCCGGCGCGCACACCAGCCCTCGCCATCGTGGGCGTGATCCTGCTGCTATTCGTGCTCTTGCAGCTTTTTCCAGAGATCGGCGGAACCAGACTCTGGCGCTAGGCATCATCGCGCCAGCAACTCGCGCAGCCATTGGATCGCCGTACCGTCCCTGACTTCCGCGCTGCCAACCTCCAAGACGCGCCAGTCGGCTAGCAGGCACAGAGCGCGCTTTTCGATGTCGGCGCGGAATTTACCCTTGATCCGATGCGCCATGCCCTGAATTTCGACGCCGACTTTGACCTCGGGCCACGCGAAGTCTAGTCGGAAATTCCGGCTCGCGATCGGGTAATACTCCCGCACGTACCGCATCGGCGCGTCGTCGTCGGCGCGCGGGAGGAAGCCAGCATCGCGGAGCTGCTGTTCGAAGCGCTGCTCAAGTAACGAATGGCGGGGGGCAGACTGCGCAGCAGACGGACAGGTCGCATTCTTCCCGCCCGGAGCTGCATCTAGTTCCGTCGCGCAAGGCCGAGCGCGAGTCGCCCCCCTCTGTCTTTGCTGGTACGCGCGAAGTTCATCCTCGCTCATGCGTAGATGCTTCATGCGCCCATTGCCTTGCTGATCCAATCGAGCGTCCGCTGGTAGTTCTCGCGCGGAATCTTCCATAGTGTCTCGACGTGAGCTGCGGCTTTCAGGCGCGCTTCACCGTTCGGAATGCGGCGCAAGCGGTCCACGATGTCCGTATGCTGATCTGGCGTGATGTATTGGCCGTTACCGTTCGGGGCGGGCGCGCTGGGGGCTTGCGGAGCGAGGGATGGCGCTTCCGCAGTGGGCGGTCGATCCAGGGAGGAAAAAGCGACCGAGCCCCCAGCGGCCCATTGACCTAAGAGCTTACCGGATTCCTTGCTGATCGGCTTATCGGCCGGGAAAAACGGTTTGTGCTGCTCCTGCAACTTGATCGGCAACGGCACGCCAGGGCGCTCGTCGATCAAAAGGAACGAGCAGGTACACTCAAACGGAATCGTTTTTTCGGCGATTGGAATCCAGCCGTCCTTGCCGGTGCGGCTCTTTTTCGGCCGCACTTCGAGTTTGCCTTCCACCTTCACCATTTCGATCTTCTCTTCGGCGCGGAAGCACAGAATGATGTGCGCGCGGACCTGTAGAAGCGCTTGCATCATCCGCTTGTGTTCCGATTTCGGACGAATCCAAGCGGTCATCTTGCCGGCGTCGCGGATCTGCCATTCGGAACGCCGATCGCCTCGCTCGGCGGCGCGCTTCACCATTTCCTCAAGTGCAGCATCGTGCATATCGAGCAATCCGCCGTCGCCCGCGTGCTCGTGGCTCATCGAGTCCACCATGATGACCGGAGCGCCAGCCGCATCCGCCGCCTTGATCGCTTCCATGTAGCGCTCGGGACTGAACGGCGCTACTAAGTCGATCACGTCGAACTCGTAGGTGTTGATGCCGTCTGCCTGTTCGCCCTGACGCGGCGCGTAGTGGCGGGCGCGGCCGTTCTCGGTGTCGATCACGACAAACGGCTTGCCTCCCGCAAGGCCAGTAGCCAGTTCCATCCCCGATTTCGTTTTCCCTGAGCCGGTTCCGCCGGCCAGCCCGACGATCACGCTCACGTTCTGCCGAATCGCCTTGCGAATCTGGTAACTCATTGCGTTCCTCCTGTGATTGCGTCAAGCCTGCGTTGTAGTTCTGCCGCGCGCTGCTCGGCGGCTTCGGCGCGTTCAAGCATCGCTCGCTTCGCGTTCGCTATGTTTGTTGCTTTGCATGTCTCAGTGTGGCCATGGCTGTCGCACTGAGGATCGCAGTCCTCGTTCCACTCTTCGCAGATGTCCTTGAGAGTTGCACGAAGGTTCTCCACTTCCGCGCTCAGGCGCTCGACTTCCCGTTGCGCTGCATTGAAGCCGTCTCGCAGCGTGTCGAACTCGGCTCGCGTTATCGTGACGGTATGCTCGTCCATCGCCCCTTCCCCTTTTCGGCCCGTCCTCGCGCCCTACGACAATAATCAAGCAGTGCAGCGCGAGATATTTTTACCGTACCGCGAAGCGAACCACAGACTACCTCGATGCTTCCCTGTGAGGCGTACCACCATCCGCCGTTTGCGTCTTTGGGTTCAGCCCAATACTTGCTTCCGCGCCGAATCATCTACTTCCCCTTTCGTTGGCCCTGAACATCCGCACCATCGCCGAAGTCGTCATTTCCACAGCCCCGGCTCGCACAGCGAGAGCGCGCTTGGCCTGACAGATGTCGTAGTGCGGTCTGCGCATGTCCTGAAACCAGCGGCGCGGCACGCCGATTGTGTCGGCCATCGCGTGCAATTCTTCCCGCGTGTCGGCTAGCATGTGGCACATCAGCATGCGTCCGTAGCGGTTGCGAGCGTTGTCAACGTAGACCGCCACCTACTTCCCCTTTTCGTTGGCTAGCGCGGCGTCAATGGCAGCGTCCAATTGCTCGGCGCAAATTAGTTGGTTATCTGGCGTCCAAAAGTTGATGTCCAACGGTCTGTCTCGCAGCCACTCATATCTAGATGCGTTCAGCCGCGATCTGCGCAAATCCTCGATAAGAGCGGCCTTCATACTGTCGTAGCCCAATACATCTTTCTCCCCCGCTGCAGATGCGCGGAGTGAGTCAAACAGTTCGCGGAATGGTTCGGGCTTCGGCACGATGGGAACTTTGTAGCCGCTGTCAGTTCCTAGTGCGGCTGCCATAGCGAGTATCCAATCTCGGTCACGTTCATCGTTGGTGCGGAGCGAGGAAAGGGCGAGGTCGCGAATCGCCTCGAAAGTTGAGCCGTCCATTTCCCCATCGCCATAGAGAAACCGCTCGCTTGCTGCCTCAATCTGCTCCACGCTCAAAGCCGAAACCCCTCGCTGCTGGCCGCTCATTTTTCCTCCTTCAGCGCTACGTCGATGGCTTCGTCTGCGAATTGGTCGCAGAGAATTAGACGGCTGCCGTCAGACTGAATTTCCATGATTCTGATCTTGCGATGCCAACGATCACCATCCCGCAGCCACCGATACCGCGCCGCATCCCTGTCGTCGCGCAGGGCGAGAAGGGCGGTCGCCAATGTGCGGACTACCGGCGACACGGGGCTGTATGCGTCCCGACGGCTGGCATGAAGCGCCATTTGTTCTTCGGCTAACTTCATCGCGTACTGAATTTGCGTCAGCCCCGGAGCGTTGCGCTGCTGGTCGGCGGGGGCAGGAGAGCTTAGCAGCGTAGTGTTCGCGCTCGTCGCAGACCGCACCAAGTGCGCGTCTTGACCTTCCGCCTTGTTACCAAGGTGCGGGCTTCTCTGTACCCGCAGGCCACGTCCATCCGCTTCGGCGTTGCCACATTCGCCTTCCCTAGTCACCATCGGGACCATCTCCTGCCCCGCCGGTTTCAGTGCGCGGATGGCGCTAACTAAGCGCTTCGCCATTTCGTAACCGTAACGAAACTCGTCCGCCGAGTTGTTGATTGCCGCTCCTGCGTGCGCTTCGCACAACTTCTCCGCATCCTCCAGCCCGCGCTCGTAGTCGAAGAGGTGGAGGGCTTCCGTTTCCGAGACTTCGCTAGCGTCCTCTCGGGCGTTAGGTCTTTGCACCCTCCCGCCTGTTTCTGTGCGCTCCTGCGACTGGCGGCGGTCGGTGAACCTTCGCTCGTTGTTTTCTCGGAAGGAGCGCTCCGTACTTGGTGCCTTACGAATGCGCTGATCACATTTCCTCTCATCCTGCACTTGCGATCCGTCGGGGCGGTCAAACAAAGAGTCCTTGTTCTGCGTCATAGCGATCCCGGCTTAGGTTTGGCTGGAAATCCTCCAGCGATGTAGTGCGCCATGCAAAACTGTTGACCCATTTCTGCACGCGACGTAACTCTGTCTCTGTCCAATCGAATCTGACCCACCAGCGCTTTTCTCTCGCGCTTAACTTGATTTCCGGTTGGCAGTAAGGCTCGCATCCAGCCGCTATGCACTCCTTGATGCGCGACACGCATTCGACCCTCGGCTCGTTGCCGATTAGCGTATACGGGCGCTTGCGCTTCGCTGGCTCGTCTTTGAGCATCGCCATGACGCGATGCACTTGCCGACGTTCCTTGATCGTGTCGTATCCGAAACGCCACGGCCCACCGCCCGCGTTGATGATTGTTCGCCACCGCGCATAGACCTCTGGCGTGAAGGTGATTGGCTCGAAGCCGCTGTTTGCATCGCGCAGTAGAACGCCTGTTTCCTGATAGCGTCGGATGATGTAGTCCTGATACTCGGCAGGCAATGCCGACAGATTGTTGTCGCAGAGAATCGGACGCGGAATGAAGTCTGGTATCAGCCGAAAACTTGTGCCCTCCATCGGAGGCACTATGCAGAATGTGCAGGGCTTGGGGTTTGCTTCCGTTCCCATACCGGGGCATCCACGGCTGGCGAAGGTTGCGTCTGCGTTGTGCTTCGTCACTGCTTCCGGGTAGTCCGTGCCGTACTCGCCTAAGTCGAAAATCTCGTGCCGCGCGGTATGCTCCTTGCGCTTGAGAATGAAAAGACCGGGACCGCCGATCTTCACTTTCCAGCCGAGCATCCGATGGGATAGTGCGCGTCGGGTGGCGTGATCTGCCATCCACGAGAACGCGACCGACAGGAAGGCCGTTCGAGTGTCCTCGTCTAACCACTCAGCGAATCCTAGACTCCATCCCAAATCTAGCGCTCCAAGTCGTCGGGGCGCGTGTAGAGGGTCATGGCGCCTCCGGTATCTCGTCAGGTGTAGCAAGCCGCTGCGGATAGACCTGCCACCAGCATTTGCAGACAGGACAAGTTTGCTTGCTGTGTTCGTGACCAGCGCTGAACAAGATCAGGATGTTCTCGGTGCCGCAGTTGTAGCAACGGCCGATCATCCGGTATATGTCTCCATTACCGCCTCCAATGGAGCAATTCGGAACTGGACAACGTGCGTCAATGGTCAGCACTTTCCCTCCTCCATGCGCGCGAGGGCTTCCACCATCGCGATCCGCTCGCCGATCCAGCGCACCACTGGCACCGCCATCGAATTGCCGAGCGCCTTATAGCGCGGGCCGTCCTTCGCGGGCTTGCCGTTATACGGGAT